CATACAGGAATGTAACACTTACTGTATCTCTTGACTCTTCTTATGCTATGCGGTTTATCCGCCGTGTTCAGAACATTGACCTTGAGGATGCTGTTCTGTTTGACCCATACGAACTAAAGCATCAGTCTAAACCAGACAAGATGGTAACTGGCTGGAATCTCTATCAACGAGATGAGCAAAAGCCAATCCCTCAGACATTGGAAGATAATGACATTCCAGAATGGAAAGAACTGATCGTTAACAAGAAGAAGACATACGACAAGACAGAGTGTATGGACTTCCTGACTGCTCACCTTAATGAGTGGATCGAAGAACATGACCTTGGTAAGAAGCGCCAAGCTCGTCCTGTTGAAGAAGATGACGAAGAAGAAGAAGAGGCTCCAAAGAAATCCTTTGGGCAATCTAAATCATCCGGTAGCGGCAAGCCTGCTCCTGAAGATGATGATGAAGTAGATTTCTAATCTACAAAACAAGCGGGGCGGCCAGCGCTTTATCTGGCCGCATTACTTTAATATAATATAACAATGAAAATCACTGCTTTGATAATGCTTCCTATTGGATTAGTCTTTATTTCTTACTTCATCTTGATTAAAGAAATGAACAAGCCTTCTACATACGTTGCAACTAAATTCGTTAACGATAAGTGTGATTGTAATAAACCTCCTGTTAATTACAATCATCCAACTTATTCAGATTAATTCAGTTATATGACTCCAACTGAGATTAATAAACTGCTAGTTAATAAAGCAGAGGCTGCATTAAGTTATTTATTTAAAGGTGCGGGTAAGCTGCGTGGAGGAAGGTTCTCTGTTGGGAATATAAATGGTGAAGATGGTGAAAGTCTTTACGTTTATCTTTCTACAGGAAGATTTAAAGATGCAGCAACGGGAGATAGAGGTGACTTGCTTGAACTCTTTTCTCTTAAGTATGGATCAAAGCAATCCGGTATTGATGCCGCACATTCATTTTTAGGAATCAACAAACCTATGAGTAAAAAGTTTACCGACAAGGTAATACCTTGGAAGAAACCAAAGAAAGATTGGACTCAGTTAACTGAGAATCCCGCAGTCCTTAAATACCTTACTGAAGTAAGAAAGATACCAATTGATGTTCTTAAAAAGTATGATGTATCAGCAAGAGATAATAAAGAATACGCATTCATTACTTATACTCATGACGGAACTCCAGTTCCTTGCGGTGCTAACTACACTTCTTTAAAGAGAGTATTAAACAAGTCAGGGGAGCTTAAGAAGACTGTTCTTCAATCTTTAAATCCTCTTGCTACATTGTTTGGTCATCAAGCAATAAGTGATAAGAAAGATCAATTGATTATCACAGAAGGACAGATTGATTGTATGTCTTTTGCTGCACAGGGATTAAAGAATGCTGTAAGTGTTCCTTTTGGAACTTCAGCAATGCAGTGGATTGAAAACTCATGGGATTTCATTTCTCAGTTTACTGAGATTTGTCTTTGCTTTGATAATGATGCTGCTGGTAATGAAGCTGTAGAAACAATAGCAAAGAAGATTGGCTTTGAAAAGTGTAAGAGGATAATGCTTCCTGCTAATTACACTGATGCTAACGAAGCTCACTTAGATGACTTTGATTTAGTATCAGCAGTTACTTCTGCTATTGAGTTTAAACCTGACAAGCTAGTTGATGCTGCTGATCTTGCTACGGCAGCTATCAAGATTCTCTCACAAGGTAAGAGAGAAGATCAAGGCACTCCTTTTATGGGATGGGAGGATGAAGAAGAAACAATCAACTTCAGAATCCGGCCAAGGGAAATGACTATCTGGACAGGCTTTCCCGGTGGTGGTAAATCAAATGCCTTGTATCAGAATACAGCATACCTAGCATTCGTTAAAGGTGAGGCTTCAGTAATTGCTTCACTGGAAGAGGAGACTGATGTTATTACTGGATTGATTATGATTCATGCATTGGGAATGCAATACAGTAAGGAGAAGAATGTTCATGATGCATTCGTTGCAGTAGGTGAAGCAATGCGTAAGAAGATATTCTTCTACAGCTTCCGGGGCCGCGCTCCTTTTGAGGAAGTTCTTAAGACTGCTGAGTTTGTTATTCGTAAGCATGGAGCAAAGCACTTCATCTTTGACTCCGTTGCTAAGACAGACCTTAACATCGAAGACAATCAAGATGCTAATAAGTTTGTAAGCACTTGTGTTACTTCCATGAATGACACTGGCGCTCACTATCATCTAGTTGCTCACTCAAGAAAAGGTAATGACAATGACATAGCAGAGATGCCCGGTCTTCAGCAGATCAAGGGAGCTTCTGCCTTTGGTGTAGAAACATTCAATTCCGTTACAGTCTGGAAGAACAAGATGAAGAAGGTAATGGTTGAGCAAGCAACAAAGTATAAAGATAAGGGTGGTTTCAAATCAAGGTATGCAAAGCCCGGTGAAGAACCTAAATCTATTACTGTTGAGGATGCTAAAAGAATCCCTGACGGTTATATTAACGTGGACAAACAAAAGGTTGGCGGCAACACAGGTAGATACCCTATCTGGTTTGATCGTGAGAACTACAGAGTATCAAGAGTTTACGCAGCAGAAACAAAACCATATGCAAAAGAAATCTACGAACACTTCATCATCAACGGAGGGGATCAAGAAGAAGCAGCGTTCTAAAAAGGTAATGACTATAGTCATACCAGAAGGATGCATACTTAGTCAGTTTACTTTAAGAGATATAAGTAATGATTTAATTCCAGTTAATGTTATAATTGAGAAGAACGGATTTATAAGAAGCATTGAGGATAACGACGGACAAATGATTGACGTTACTGCTCTTAAAGCCTATAATAAGAATCACATTCTCTTCAATCAATCTCAGTTAACTGAACTTCATAACTTGTATGGCTTTAAGAAAACTTAAATTCACATTGCCTTTTGCTCCTTTAGCAAACAAGGAAACGATGCACACAACTAAAGGTTTTTCTTATACTCCAAAAGAAAAGAAAGACTATATGAAGTTGTGTGCATCTACAATGCGTAACTTCAAAGGACGGTTTGCTGGCGCTAAGTGTGTCCGCCTTACTATCCTATTTGTTTGTGAGCGACCAACTCTTTGCCCTGAAGGAATACCAAAAGCATTGTGGAAAAGTTTAAGTCTTCAGTTCTACAAGTCATCAAGACCTGATGCTGATAACTACTTAAAGCCATTGCAAGACTCAATGAGTAATCATATCATTGAGCAAACAAAAAATAAAGATAAACAAGTAATTAAAAGAATACGCGGAGCTAACATCATTGATGATGACGCTGTATTAGTTAGTCTAAGAATCGACAAGGTGTATCGCAGGATAGATCAATCCCCACAAATACAAATCAAACTACAAGAACTAAATAACATATATGAACCAAAATCTAAAAACAGAATCGTTTCAGGAAAAAGTGAACTTACTCTCGTATGATCCACTAAGTATTATTGAGCGTGCGCTTTTTAGATTCTATGATGCATATACTCAAATGTATATTCCAGTAACAATGATGATGACGTTGCAAGATTGCGTTATTACAACACTTAATGAATACTTTAAGTTTATTGAATTTGAAAGCAATAGACTTCAGTTAACTGAGAAAGAAGCTGTTACTGTTGTCTACAAACATTACAACAAAGTTTGTCTTCACCTTACTAAATGTTTGATTGGTAAGGGAGATGCCGGTAAGAAATTCTTTCCTGAACTGGAAGAAGAGTTTCTTAAAGCAACAGGAATCAGTATTGCAACAGAAAATGAACATAACAACTCACCTAGTAATCCTAAAGGAGTTTAACAAATACGAACCTGATAAACCTTATGTTCTATTTATTATTGAAAACGGCAGGGTTGGCGATAAGTTTAATGTTGGGCCTAGTCTTAGTGGAAGGGGCTTTCCGCCAGAAGCATCCGAAAGGTTTGAAACCTTTGAAGAAGCATACAAGGCATACCAAAAGTTTCTGGCATACGTAGAAGACAAGATTAAAACAATTAAACCAAAGACAGACACAGCAAATAAAAAGCCAGGCGGCAGGCCGTCTTATACCTTATGGAAATAGGCAGACCATTAATTGACTTAAATGGAATGAAGTTCGGATTCCTTACTGTTGTAAAGGTTGACGAAATTAAGTCTTCAAGAGTAACCAATAAGCATATGCAAAATGCTTATTGGATATGCCTGTGTTCAACTTGCGGTTGTCATACTTCAGTAAGGAGTGATTACCTTAGAAACGGAAATGCCCGGCAATGCTTTGACTGCTATTACGAAGCCAAAGTCAGATACCGGGCAATGGTAAGGGAAAGTGTAAGACGTATCCTGAATCCAACAATACTAGATGATGAGGACCAACAACCTAATCAAATGAAATTAAAGAAACTAAAAATAGTTAAACGAGCGCCTTCAGCTTATAGCAGCATAGTAATGATAAAAAAAGATAAAGACTCAAGCCTTCCTTCTATTCAAGGTAAAGTAGAAATCCTTAGAGAGAAGTTTAATACTCCAATCAAGGAAATTGCTGAATTACTTGAATGCACTACTGATGATGTAAGAGAAGAGATTAAGCGATACAAGAATCAGTAAATGTCAGCATAGTCATCCATCATATCTGAGAAGTCAGTTAACTGAGAATAGTCTTCCTCTCCTCTATTCCTGAAACGTGGGTCCATGTCATTCAGATATTTAAGTTGAGCTTCATCCTCTGCCTCTTCTTCCGCTGTCTTAACTTCATTAATAGCAGATAGCTCATCATCAAATAAGCCTGACTGGATAACCATCCAGCAGCAATAAATAAACGCATCGGCATCATCAGGAGATCTGCCAATGCGTTTTTTCATTTCTTTCTTCTTCTCAATCTCGTAGAAGTTCTTTCCTAAAGAATTATACTTCCTCTGGCATAACTGAGTGTAGTATTTAGATTGTGTGTTAATACCTCTACACAATCCAGTCTTGATTAAATCTCGCGCCTTAAACCAAAGTTCAGTAACTTTGTTCTTATACTTCTTAGGTTCTCCAGCAGCACCAACAGAAGAGATACCAACAAGCTCATGAGTCTTTCCAGACTTACTCATTTCATTAAACGTAAGTGCAGCATCGTTACCAATGTCTCCACCAAAGTCTTTAAACCTTACTCCATGTGCGGCAATAAGATCAATGAATGAATGAGCAGTCTGTTTAATAAACTCTTTGTTGCTCTTTGCTTTAGACCTTACTGAGATGCCTTCTTTAGCAAAGATAAGCTGCTTCTTTCCCTGAGCAGTAAATCCAAACTTAATAGTATAAAAAGAGTTGCTATCTCCACCGCAACTAAATGCAAAGTCTCCTGCTGCAAATGTTCTAACTCCAGAAACTAATACATCACCCTCTTTCAAGGCATCATGTTCTTGAAAGAGGTTTTTTGTGTATAGAGCACTTGTTGCTGTAGCAGGTGGCCAAAAGCCTTTACAGAACTTCCAGTAGTCAGAAGTTGCTTCACCCTCTTCCTTGTTTCCATATCCGTATTCAATAGCTGTTCTATCTGCTGACAGCTTATTAGATGCGTAAGGAAATGGATAGTCAGTAACCTTAGTAACTGTAGACTGATCTATGTAAGGATGGTTATTAGGAGACTCATCACCATGAAGGAATAGAACACTTTTACCTGTAGCGGAAGTCCATTCTCTATCTGCGTCAATGTTAAGAGACTCTAGCCCTCCGTATGGCATACAATCCCTTCCATGAGGATCAGTAATATCATTAGCGTTACCAATACCAATAAATTGGTAGTGAGGATTCTGAGATAGGTTTCCGTTTGGTCTTGTTACTCCTTCCTGCATCTGAGCCATCTCATCAAGAGTCCAGTTAACAAACTTGTTCTTAGAACCCTGGATGGTTGCTAGTGCTGACTCACCACTGGAGTCTGTAGCAATAGGAATAACCTGAATACAATTACGGAAGTCACGGCTATTCTTGTCACTGCCTCCTAATTGTTTACCGGGATCATATACAATTGCTTTAAGGTATTCAACAACTTCACCAATAGGTTCAATGCCGCATTCCTCATACTTAGCTTCCCTATGGAAGTCTTTAATGTCTGCCCAGATACGACGTTCAGAAGCAGAGCCGGATGTAGTGCTTACCATTACTAATGTTTCATGCGGAGCAGAAATCCATGATGTAAAGTCAAAGGATGCAACTCCGTATGTTTTGTTGGCTGAAGCCGGTCCAGTAAGTAAGGTATGCTCAAAGTCACATAGCTTACTTGCAACATCCAAGTAATAGTTATTCCAAATCCTTCCCTTGGCAACATCAACGTATAGCTCAATCTTTGTAGGAAAGAGCATACGTTGGATGTTCAGGAAGTGAGTGAGTGCTGTCATCATGCCGGGGCCGCGCTTCCCCATTCGGCATTGCTTAAAGCACATCAACTCCTTGGTAATCTGAACCGTTCCTTTTGGCCAATTGATTCCGTAGTTGTTTTCAGTTAACTGAGGAAGCTGGAAGTTATCCCATTTTGAATACATTACTTTAGTTTCTCTTGAAGTTCACGGACCTTGCGATTATGCTCAACATTTTCTTTAGCATAAAGCTCGGCAAGCATTTCTCTTGATCTCTCAAGAATAACTCTTGGGTTTACTCCTCCGTTAAGTTGTTCTAATATACTAATAACAGTAGGAACTCGATCTTCTCTGGATTTACCCATCTCTCCCATAAAGCCTTTTCTAATAACGCTATATGGTTTTTCAATCATACCGCTTAAAAATCCTTCACCGGCAAGATTATCTTTATAGGTAATTTGATTCTTAAGCAAACGATCCATTTCAATTTGTTCCTCAGTAGTAAGATCGTTTTCAGTAAAGCTCTTTGTTTGTTTTAATATAAACTCCCCAAGCATACCATACATTCCGTATGGGCTAAGAGCGGCCTTATTTTTATCTGCTGTCACATAAGAAAACTTAAGCTTTGCTGCAATCTCATCTTTGATTGCCATTAACTTTTCTTCCTCTTTCAGCATTAACTCAAACTCAGGACGGTCTTGCAAATCCATCTTCTCTGCAAACTTAATCTTTTTATTAAGAACTTCAAGTTGATCTTTAATCTCAGTTGACTGAACTTTTAAAGCTTTCTTAAACTCAAACTCAAGCAAACTTCCGTCTGGCTTAGTGCTTGCAACAACGCCAGCCATATCAGCGCCAAAGTTAAATGCTCCTGTTATTAATGGCGCAGAACCAAACAACGGAAATACCATAGAAGCGGCATCTTTATAAAGCGCTCCAAGGTTACTTCTGTCTGAAGTATCTTTATACTCTTTCCTGACCTTAAGAATAACTCTTTTCTTTTCTTCTTCGTCTGCTCCGTTAAAGTATTGGGTAAGAACAGGATACAATACAATTCCTTGCAAAGCTAATGTCATTGCGCGGAATACTAATACGTTACCCATTGCAACAGAAGCTACTAATGCTGCTTTGTTTGCTTCCATCAAATCTCCAGACCTAAGCAGTCTTTGTGATTTCATTAATTGATTCTGGGCAGTTACAGCAAGACCAGTTGACTGCTGCATAAAACCAAACAGAGTTTTAGATATAACTTGTTTTGTTCTTGTGCTACCATTCCAGAACGATCCCTTGCTTGCTTTGTCAGGAGCATAACCCATTGCCATTGTAACAAAGTCGTTTGCATCATTAGCCGCACGCTTGTCATGAGGCATTCTAGCAAGAAAGTCTTTGGCGTCAATTACGGTCCCGTTCTTTTTAGCGTAATGAATGTAAGCAGCAGTCCAAATAGCAAAAGCGCTTTGACGTTCAGGCAATGCGTTAGAGTAATTAGATGCGCGAGATACAATCTCCTTTTGAACCATGTTTAAAAAAGCTTGAGGAGAGCGAAGTCCGGAAAAGAAAGTTGCGTTAGCCCAGCTTTTTCCAATTTCTCTTTTTAAGCGATAGTCATTTAGAAGACTATAACGATCCTCGCTTCCTGTAATAGCATCGTATTGGCTTGTTCTATTGTATTGAGTTGGAACGTATTTCTTAAGAAATCCATTAATCTTGCCCATGTTTTGTTCATAAAGAACTCCATTAAAGAATGCCTCAGAATCAAGACCGGCCAATGTTAATCTAGCAACAAGTCCGCCTGTTGCGTTTTTAATAAGTGGATCAATTCCAAGAATCTTTGCAGCCATTACTAATGCTGCACTTGATTCAATCAAAGACCAGATTGGACCTGCTCTTGGCTGGTTCTTTGTCATTGATTCATTGTAAACTTCCGCAAGCTTAATTAAACGATCAGAAATCCCGCGACTATTATCAAACTCATCAAGAATGTTTGTAAAGCTAGGGTCGCTCATTAACTGACGGAAAAGATACCTTTCAACTCCGGTATGTTTTTCGTAAGCTGATGACTTTGCTTGTTTTTCAGCAATAGCACGAATGCTTGTTTCTGGATATGATTTGGTAGGATCAAATCCTTTACGATCATGAAGAACATCAGACATAGAGTCTGCTTCTTTTACCGTTCTGCTCTCGCCTCCTTCTTGAGGACTAATAGTAGAGTCATGAACATAGTTCTGATAGTCCTGAAGGTTTACATTCTTTGTTACTGCTTTAACATTCTTCAGGAAGGGAAGAAAAGCTTTACCCATATCTCTTGTCTTATTAAGAACAGAGAGTTGCTCTGGAGAAAGCTTGGCTTCGATTGCTGCTACTGCTGCCGCTTCGTCAGGGAATGATGCAAGATCAATTCCAGACATAAGAGCATCATAAGCTTGCTTAACAATTGATGCTTGCTCCTTATCAAAAGCGAGCATTGCTCCCATTGCTTTACCAGCAGCAGGATCAGCATCTGCAAAAGAATCAGTTAACTGAGTATTTCTTTTAACCATTTGCTCAAGAGGAGAGGCTGTCGCTGCTTTATCCCATTGAGTAAGGCGTGCAGCAATACCAATCATGTGGTCGTTTTGATTGCTAATCTTAGGAAGAACTTTATTTAAATTCTCATACCAACTTTCAATTGCGGCAGTTTCTTCTAATTGTTTAAAGTCAATGTTATCCTTAAACACTCCCATTAAGTCACGAATAAAGCGATGAGCAACCTCGTTACGACCAATGTATGCAACCTCATGAGCAAGGGATGCCATTGTTCCAAGTGTTCCAGAAAACAAGTTACCAAAAGGACCGCTACGAACTGGAGAGATTGGTTTATCAAAGATTGCCCCTTGGCCCATTACTTCATCAAGGATTCTTTTCCATTTACTGATAAAGGTTTTAGTAATTACTCCCTTCATTCCAACCAAAGCTCCACCGTCAGCAAAAGAAGCAAGAGTGTTATTAAAATAACGCATTTTGTTTGCTGTCATATTTGCCATGTCCTTAGTGGCTTCTACAATATAATCCATTGCATCCAAGACATAACCTATTTGTGAGTCGGTCATGTTTGTTTCCTTGATCTTCTCAGGAAGAATACCAAGAGCAAGACGTAGATTAACCTGAAGCTTTGCTCCTTGAACTTTCTTTGCTTCACTTACTTCTTTCCCTTCACCATCAACTTCATCAAAGCTCTTTTCAAGGAAGTCGGTTACTTTCTCACGGGCTTGCTGTAAGTTAGTGCCATCAAACTCAACGTCCTTTAGGATTTCTGGGTATTCTTTTTTAAGGTCATTAAAGCGATTTTGTGCAATGTCTTTCTCTACTTGCTTTGCTACAGTCTCTTTCTCTTCTGCTGTAACAGCAACGGCTGCAAGGTCTTTGGTATCTTGGTTAACTTCTCCCAAAGCATGATTTATTCCAGCAGTTGTTTCAATGCCATTTGATTGAGGGGAGTATCTACCTTTAATCAATTGAGGCATAGGAACTTTATCATTCCCAACTTCAGAAGTTAACTCAGTTGGAATGCTCGCAGGATTAGCTTCATCCCAACGAATCATTGCGTCATTAATTGCAACTGGCATATGAGTATAGCCAGCATTAAGTAAGACTTCTGCACGATGCCTTCCTTCATGAGTTCTTACCTTGCCGCCTTTTTCTGTTCTCAGTTCTGGAATGCTATCCCATTTAATTCCTTTATCAAAAGAGTCTTGAGCTTCTGGACGACGGTAGTCAGTTTCAATTGGTTTTGCAAGCTTAAGGAAGTCTTTGATTGGCATTGAGACAATCTTCTTCCTGCTCTTGAATCCTTCTTCAACATCTTGATATGCTTTTTCAGAAAATGCATTGTCAGACCTATTCTCAGTTGACTGAGGATTTAAAGTATTCTTAGACTGTCCTGCTGGATTGAATACATTAGATTCATAAACTTGAGCAAAGCGATCAGTAAGTGAACCTTGTAATTCAGTAACGCTTTTATTAGCAATTCTTTCAGTTGTTCCAAACGCATTCTGATATGCCTTCTTTGTTGTCTCAGCAGAAGACATTGCTCCATTGCCTTTATTAAATATATCAATACGATACTTGGCAATGCCTGAAGTTGCAGAAACAAAATCAGATTGAAACTCCGTTACTTCAGCAGAGTAATCTTCTCCACTAAATGCTTTTTTAATATCATCAATATTAGTCTTTGGGCCTGATGCATCAAACGAAAGATAAATTTGAGAATCACCAAATACAGCTCTTGTAATAACTGGCTGATTTAATTTAACTTCTTCAGTTTGAGATTGTTCAGTTAACTGAGTATTCTGATTAACTTCATCTAAAGAATTAGTTACACCGCCTTCTTTATTGGCATTGCCTAGATTTACTGAGCCGTCCCTATTGTAACTTCTTTTATATTGTCCGGGAGTATAGACTGGATTTCTAACTGCGTTCTCAATAATAGAAATTAATTTCTCAAATTCATTTTTTGGCAAAGAAGGTCCAATTTTACCAAAGAGTTTTTTGATAGCATCAATAATTCTTGCTATGACTGACTTTTTTTCAGGAGTAATTTTTTTACCAATTAATGTATCCCTGAATTTAGGGTCAGACATTATTGCGGCTAAGAACTCATGAGGGCTAAGGAATGCATAAGCCCTTTCCAATTCTGGATCGGTTAAAGGATTATCTTTAAACTCTTGACTCTTTTTTAATTGATCAAATATATAATTAATGTATGTAGCCATGTATTGCGCCACACTAAGCTTTTCATTAACATCCTTAGAGTGAAGCTCTCTAACTTTCTTGATAATATCAGCAACCCTCTTAGATACTACAGATTCGTCATTAATCAAATCTGTCATCAAACTATTAATATCCTGATTAAATGAGCCTACTGTATCTAAAGCAACATCAAGAATTGCATGGGTAAGCTCATGCGCTTTTGTTATTTCAAGATTTGCAGTAGAAGAAAGAACAATTTTCTTACCATCAAAGTAAGGAGAGTTACCAGGCTCTACAGGAATGTTCTCAAGAGCTTTCCTAATAGCTGGATTTGCATCAAGTATCTTAGCAAGAGCGCCGCCATATTCAGCATCAAGAGATTCAATTAACTCTCTTGCGTTAGTATACCTGACTCCATTAATTATTACTCCGGTCGCTGGCTTTGTTGCAGGCTTTGTTTTATCTGCCTGAATCTCAGCATCCATCTTTTTTTGCGCCTCCGCAAGAAGTTTTGGACCAGCAGCTTCAGCTTCTTCAATGGTAGCAAATCCTCCTTCTTGTAATTCTTGAGGAATGCGAACAGTATCATACATTCCATTTTCAAGATAAATTTTAACAGATTTAACTTTAAAGCCTCCTCCTTCTTGTTTTATTGAAACCGAATACGGCACTTTCTTACCAAAATACATTAAAGTAGGACGACCGGCATTTGGATCAGTGCTTTCAACCTGTGGTGCTGGAGCAGTTTCAGTTGATGGAGTTGTAGCAGCAGGCTCAACTACTGGCGCAACAGGAGTTTCTGCAACTGGAGCATTCTCAGTTGACTGAGGATTATTTTTTTGATTCTCTTTAATAGCAAACTCAGCAGGTGTTTCATTTTGATTTTCTGGGTTAACCATTTTCTTTTCATTAAAATCCCAGACCCATCCAGCATTGAACATTTTTTCAATTAATGAAAGAATTCCAATTTCTTTTGAAGTAGTTAGTAAATTCTTGCTTCCGAAACGAGCAATCATTTGATCTTCTGTCATTTCTGAACCCGGCTTATAAACTTCTCCTAAAACAAGATAAGTTAACTCCTTTAAATCCTCAATTGTATCTGGTTGCTTTGGAGTATTCTCAGTTGACTGAGTTTCTTGAACTGGAGCAGCTTGTTCAGAAGCAGTCTCAACCATTGGAGCAGCAGGAGCGGTCTGTTCAGGTGCTGGACCAACAGAAGGAGCTTCCATAGGAGCAGTCTGCTCAGGTGCGGCAGCAGGAGTAACCGGAGCGGTTGGAGTTACTGTAGGAGTAACTGGTGCGGTTGGAGCGGTTGGAGTAACTGGTGCAGCAACAGGAACAGAAGGCGTTACAACAGAAGGAGCTTCTTCTCCAAACGCTTGCTCCGTTTCTCCAACAAAAGGACGTTGAACTTGTCCACCCAATGGCTTTTGTTCTTGTGCAGCAAATGGCTTTTGTGCAGCTTTAGGAAAACCTTGTTTGCCATCAAGACCAGTAGCAGTCTCACCAACAAAAGGAGCTTCAACTTCTCCCTCAAACGCAGTAGGATCAGGAACGCGAGGAACAGGCGCAAGCTTGTCCTTCATTTCCTGAATACGTTGTTCTGGCGTCTTAGTAGATTTAAGAGTCCCGTCACCTTGAGCGGCTTCAACTCTTTGATTTACTTCATCAATAATCTCTTTAGTCTTTGCGGCCTTCCTTGCTTTGATTGAGTTATCAATCATTGCAGCAGGAATAGCAACAGCAGTTGCTCCTAATCCACCAATCGCCTCATTAAAGACTTCAGTAAAGTCTCTCTTTTGTCCAGCGGCACCCCTAGCAGCAAATTCTCCAACGCCTTCTGTTACTGAACCAATTCCTCCAGCAATGAAAGCTTTCTTAACCGCTCCTTCAATTGCTGATTCAACAATCTTGCTTGTGGCTCCACCAAGGATAGCTCCACTAGCACCAATGACGGCACCGCGAGTTCTAGCTATCTCTCTTGTCTTTTCCATGAATGCAGAATCATTCATGTAGGCAGACATAACATCTGCATTAAACTTTACGTTTTCTTTAGCAGCACGCAACTGCATCTCGGACATGAGAGTTGCTGTATACTCTCTTTCATATCCTACCTTTAATCCAGTTGCTGTAGCAGCACCCGGTCCACCTATTGCTCCAGCAGCAACAGACGATCCGACAACCATTGCAATGTCAGGGAATGCAGCTACTGCTGTAGTTGCAATGTAAGGAATAAGTTCAGAAAGATTATTTTTAAAGTAGTTTGTAAGTGCAGATGCTTCACCGCGTTTAGCTTCAGGAAGAGATTGAAGATACTTATTGTAATCATTCAATACCCTTGATCCTCCAATCTTATTTGATTCCTCAATGGAGTTAAAAATTTCTATGTATTTCTCTTTGAGTAATGGCGCAGCTTCCTCTGGAGTCATTCCCTTCTTAAGAACTTCACCCGGCTTAGTGTAATTAAAAGATGGCAGGAAACCCGGAGAATCAAAAGTAACTTGCTCTGTTCCATCAAGGCGAGGATCGACAAACTCTGTCTCTAATCCTGTTGAGGTTTTAAACCTATCAATCTTTGCAAGGTTGCGTTGCAGTGTTTTGATATAGTCAGAAGTATCCTCTGCCCTTTTAGTGTCTCCCGATGCGTTTGCTTCTTGAAGATTCTTTTGAGCTTCTGCAAGCTTTTGCTTTTGCGCTCCTTCAATATCTCCGGTCCTGAAGTAATCTGAAACCTGTTGATTAATTTCATCTACAGTGCCAAGATCAAATCCTTGAGCAATAGATTTAAAAGTTTTACGACCTTGATTTAATGATCCTTCAAGGCCGCTGGATACTTGATTGATAGCGTCAATAACTCCTTCCAGTTCTGATTCAGCGAGAGGATTAAGTTTATCAAATACTCCTTCTCTTTTTCCATCAAATTTATCATTCTTGGTCTTGAGGTATTCAGTTAACTGAGCTTTGGTATCCATGCCAGAAACCGACTCAATATCTCCATTAGGATATTTAATAGAATACCCTCGCTGGCCATTATACTTATATGGCTTAATCTGCAAAGACCGATTAGGGTCTTCCATGTCAGGAGCTTTAAACTTTTCTACCTGCGCTTCTTGCTGATTAAACTTATACTCCTGATCCATTTCATAAACTTTTGCCGCTTGGTCTTGAAGTTCTTTAGGAAGATATTTCGGATCAGTAACAAAAGGATGATTAACCTGAGCCTGAATCTTAACAGAGTTGCGATTACGATCAGCTTGTTCTTTTAAAAGCAAGTTATAGTCGTCTTCGTTAACAGCTTCCTCTTTACGACGATTGAAATAGTTGTCGTAAAACTTAGCCTTGTCTTCTGGAGAGTATGCAATAAATTCTGGATACTGCTCAAGTTCAGAAAGTTGAGGAAGCGGAGGTAAAGTATTTTCTGACATAATTATTACTGTTTAAATAAATCGCTTAGTGGGCGATGTTGAACTGCTGATGTTGGACTAGATGGTGCTACAGACGGAGTAACGCCTTGATCTATTACAGGACCAATTCTCTTGAGCATTTTTTTATTAACTTCATCAGTTACATCTATTTCAGTTCGGTCTGGATTAACTTTATAAATTCTTATTTGAGATGTCTTTGATTTATTGTCAACTACTTGACGCTCAATAAGATTAATCGTTGGTCCAGAAGCGCCTCCGGCTGTTCCTGCTGTCTCGTAAGTAACTACTTGATCTCCCAATTTTAGTTTTTCTGCATTAAGCTGATTAACTGATAGCATCATTACTTGATTAACAGAAGTTTTATATCGTTGAGCAATTGCTTTAACAAGAATCTTAAGATCAGGATTAGAGCGACTAACTGCTGCAATATCTTTTTCTGCTTGGTCTCTTAGATTACTTAAACGATCAAGTTGAGACTTATCATTAAGAGCTTCTTTCTGGGAATCTACATTATCAAATGCGGATTTAACATCTTCAATTGCGCTTTGCTTAATTGCTTCCCTTGCTGCAATAGCTTGTTGCTGTATAAGATAATTCTTATCATTAACATCTACCGGAGAAACGGCGGCAGGAACAGTGGTATTAGGAGTCGCTGTTGATGGAGGAATTACTCCGGGAGTTACTTCCACTGGTTGTGTTTCTCCTGTAGGATCAATCTTAAACTCTCTGCTAGTTGCTGGTTTCTCAGTTGACTGAGGAGCGCTAGACTCTGGAACAATTTCAGCCCTAGGTGGTTCTGCACCAGCAGAAGGATTTGGTAATGTATAAGTTCCTTCAGGTGGTGGAGGAGGGCCACCAACAAGTGGATTGATTGGCTGTCCTTCTGTTACAGGAAGATTATTAACTGTTGCGGCATCTTGACCTACGTCAGTTCCTGGAGTCGCCGGAGTAACTGCTTCAGGGTCTCCTGGAAATAATCCGCCTCCAACTCCTTTGACTGGAGTAAATCCTGACGGAAGTGCTGGTTCTCCCTTGCTTGGATAACTATCAGTATCAGAAATAGTAGCTTCTAACTCAGCAGAAAGCGAATCTACTTTAGCTGTATAAGGATTAGGTTTTTTTACATACTTAGGAGGAAGTGGTGAATTAAGACCTAATCCTGCAATTCTTTGAATATTAGCATCTTGCTCTTTTTCTAATCTGGATTCTTCTTGATCCCATTCAAGTGCTCTTCGACTTTGAATTTCAAGCAATCCGCGAAGATTGTTAAGCTTTGTTCCTGTGTTGTTAAACTTGTCGTTCTTCTGAGCAGTCAATTCAAGTTTACGATCTTGTTGCTCAAGCCTAGAAAGACCAATGACTCCCTTAAGGAAGCCGCTGCGTTCTTCGTTAGTATCCATTCCGATACGATACTGACTGGACTTATTCCTTAGCAGGTTAGCAAGCTCAGGGCTTTGATCCTGAACATAATCTGCATAAGCATTAGCTTCTGCTTTCAAGCTATCAACATCCCTCTTGGCTTTGACAAGTTGAGTTGTTTCCTTGAGAGCTTCGCTAATCAGAAAAGAACCGCCAGTGTTCTGTGGCGGTGGCTTGACAGCAACTTCAGGACTTGGAAGAAGAGTTGCTGGGTTAAAGAAATTGAGTGTTGCCATATTCAGTTAACTGAGATTAGGAGGTGTATGGATTCTTGTATTCGTTGGTGTATGCGTTCCCGCCCGCTGATCCGTATCCACCATTGCCGTTCATTGGCGGGTTTTTAGTATTAAGCTTATTGCCAAGATACTGAGAACCGAGCTTGACCCCAGCAGAAATAAGTTCATTACCAGCTCCCTCGCTCTGATAAGTTGGTTGGACTGGCGCGATACCAGCAGACGCACCTGCAAACATTTTGTAAATATCAAAAGCTCGCTGCTCATCAATAGCTTGGTAACTATTAACGAGATTTGATCTATCAGATTCAGCGGCAGTTGCATAACCTGTAGCGTCAAAGAACTGCATGAACTGGGATGCTTTTGCGCTCTGAGAGGTTGCGGCGTTAAGTCGATCATTTTCAAGCTGCCGAAGGTCTTGCTTTTGCTCCTGTTCGATTTGCGTCTGCACTTCTTGCGCGACGGAGAAAGCTTGCTTGTCTGCTCTTTGCCCTTCAACAAGTTGACCTTTGCTATCATATTTTACTGTAGATGCGCCGGTCCTTACTGGAGCGGCTAGTTCATAAGTCCGCGCCATCCGTGAGGCGGCGTCTGTGTTTAATACAAGATCGTCACGCTTAGTAATGATTTCTTTCCATCTGCCGTTTGATAGTTTGTCGGCAGCAGATTGGAGGTTCTCAATATTATCAGTAGTTGCTGTTTGAGCAAACTCACGCATACGATCAAAGTCCTCTTTCTTTGCGTTAGTATAAAACTGACGCAAGTAAGGATCATTGATTGCTTTGATCTTATCTCCAACAAAAGATTCCCAGCTAAGATTAGGACGGTCCTTTACAATCTCGTTGTATTGATCGTTAAGCTCTTTAGCTGCAATACCGGCAGCCCTAAGTCTTTCCGCGTAATCTTTACGGCTTAGTGCCTGAGCTTCTTCGTTAGCATCCCCGGCTTTCTTATTTTGATAGGCTCCGTATGCTGCTGTCCCTATTGATGCAAATGCTGCGATTGCTGCTCCCATAATATTAAGGTTGTTCGAGTGAATTAAAAAATCTGTCGTCTGTGTTGACTGACTTGAAACCAAAGGCTATTGAGGTTTCGTTCTTGAGTTCTGCTTTAAGGAAGTCAGTAGCAAGCTTGACGGAAGCTGCGTATTGAGGAATCCAGTTATCTTTCTTTTTATCCTTTACCTGCACAGCAGCAATCAGGGAAGAAAGAGCTTCTGGATTAATATCCAATACAGCATTCTCATCATTTACTGTGTAAGGAATAAACTTATACTTAACCTCTGCTGCAATAGTGCAGTCAGTAATGTTTGAGGAGTATACGTTATAAGTAGGAGCTTTCTCGTTTGCTGGAATGTAATCCTTGTTTGCTCCGCATTGCTCAACTCCAACCATTCCTATTGTAACCTTTTTACTAATCCGGTTAATTGTAATTGGGATATTAATAAGACGGGTTGGCTTTTGATGCAGCAAGAGAATGGTTTCATCATTAAGTGATCCTGCAATATCCATGTAGGATACGCGGACCTCTGAGCCTACGTCTTTGTTATTAACTGCCCAGAAGGTAAGTGGGATATTCTCAGTTAACTGAAAGGGAAGATAAGTTCTTTTGCTGATACGAACAATTACATCTTCACAGCATTCATTGAATGCGCCAATATCAAGTAGTCCATCTACATTAATGTCAATACCATCAGCGTTCTTTGCGCGTTTGATTGTTTCAAACTTGGATGGCAACATAAAGTTACATCCGTTAACAACGATACGCTCATAAGAAATAGTTCCTACCCAGTCTCCACTAGCATACGCAATAATACGAGCCTTATTAATAAGGTCGTATGCACATTGACTTTCTGAACTGTATCCGATAATATCGGAATACATATCAATGAACTCTGCAACTGTTATGTTAACTTGGCTCATTTGTAAGAAGAGATTTGAAGGATGTGGAAAGCGTCAGGGACTGCTGATAAATGGCCGGTTCCACCTCCTCCTGGCCCCCCGGAGTAAACGAAGTAGCATCTGATGGTAGTTGGCAAGGGGCTAAGATACAATGCTATCACGGTTCCTACGCCTACAACGCCTTCTACGCTAGGATTATGACTTACAATAAGCGGATCAGTTGAGCCGATTTGACCTTTGTGGCGAATTGTATAAACAGCATTTTCCCATCCATTAAAAATAGGGAAATCAACATATGTTGCATTGTTTGCTATATCAATCATCCTGAAGTCGAGAGTAACTCCTTCTCCGGTATCTCCCTTTGATCCTTTGTCGCCTTTATCTCCCTTGGCTCCTTTGACTCCATCTGTTCCAGCCGCCCCTTGAATTACTGATACAGCATCAATTGGAAACTTTAAAACAGATGGAAGCTCATCAACAAAGTCTTGAAGAGATTCATAGCATTCTTTTGAAAGCTTTCCTGCTACCAGTAGTGGTTGTGTGTTGTCGTTATCCATTAGAATATGTAGTTAAAGTCTCCTGAGTTACATGATCCAGTAAAGCATAGTTTAGTAATACCCGGTGATTGAACTTCTGAGCATTTGGTTGAAGAGAATCCTTCTGTATCTTCTGCTGATCCAGCAATAACAATCTTTGCAATACGAGCAGATCCTTCCATTCTCAATGTAACAGAAAAGAAGAACCCTGACTTGTTAATTGTTTGCTTTGATCCTGATTTACTCCTTCCGCAAATCTCATCAGATACAACCCTTGCAATACCTTTGCCGCATCCATTGATTTCAGTTAACTGAAAATCTATAGGATACTCTTCGCTCATCCCATCTGTTTGATAAGAACCTGTGAATGTATTTACATTGGATTGAATAAGCAAAGCCTCGACTTGCTCAATGCGCTTAGGGACGATCTGCGAGTCTTGAGCTTCGTCAAAGAATACACTAGAATATGTAACTGAGCTACGAATCTTTCTATGAATACCTTTGGTAAAGTCGTCAGTCCTTTCAAGCTCATTAATGTAATACAACCTATTCTGTTTATCAGAATCAAACGAAGATACAATAGTGCGTTTGTTGTTTCCAATGTTTGTTATTGCAGAGCCAGTGATACGAGGACCAGTCCACAAGCCCTCCCATTGCATTGTTGTCTTGCCGTTAATAACCTGCAAACAAGCTGAAACCATCCCTGAAGCAAAGCGGTGAATCCCCATATGTGAGGACTTCTCTCTATTATAATTAACTCCCATTAGCATCCGCCTGTCAGTAACTAGCGAATGACAGAACTGAATATCTGGAGAGTTCTTATCGTAATCAGTATAGTAATCAACTGGAGTTGATACAGATTGAAGCTCGCTCTGCTGCTGGTAGTTAGCAATATCCATCATTAAAGAAGATATACCACCATTAGAATCACGATAAAAGATCTGGTTTGCAAACTGAGCAATAGAGTTATTAGATACACAACCCTTGCCCATCAACACATACTTCTGCATCTCAGGGTCTTCAGTCCATTGATTGCGAAGCTTCCTGTTTGGTGCAATAGAGAACATTCCGTTACGACAAGTAACAATAACATCTCCATGTCCATTCAGGGTATTAGATTGAGGAATTGATGTAACTCCTGTAATCTGCCCCATCTCTGACGGCGCTCCAAATCCATCACCAGAAGAAGGATATTCTGATTCAGTATATGACAATACAGCTTCGCGTTTATCAATACCTAGTCCTTGTGACAAGATAAAGTTAGATGCATACAAAAGGTTTTCTTTTGTTGCTGAGAATATCCTTCCGTGTGCATATGTAGCTACGTTGCTAACGCGCATTGGTGATCCTTGTGTATATGCTGAATCATATACAAGTTTGGCAGGCTTAACAACATCACCCGTCCAGTAAAGAGGTAGATCATTACTGTTGTTGAATGTAATAATGTTAAGTGCCTGACAAAAGAATTGATGCATCCATTGAGGATCAAGTCCTTGATAGATAGTAAAGAATTCAATAAAAGCAGGTTTAATGTATCCTGCAAATATCCTGTCTCCTACAGAGACTATCAGGAAGGAAGAGAACAAGCTAACCTCTCCCTCGTAGAACTTAACTCCGCTGATTGCTGCATTGCGGAATGTATACTCTTCCTCAGTTGACTGAAACTTTAATTGAATCTCTACAAACGGTGGCCTTGTATCATTTATAAGCTTGTATGAAGAACGGTTAACCGCCCTGTGAGAGAACACAGAGCGGCTACCACGAGAAGGCATTACTGGGTAGGTATCTACCCCGTAATAACTTGAATAGGATTCAAATATTTCCATTACTGAAAATCAGTTAACTGAGAACACTACAACAACAAGGCCGGATTTGCCTGACATACCAGCTTTATAGGTAGCATCCCAATCAGGGTCAGTGCTATTAGGAGGAAGGTCTGTAATGTTATTAGGAGAAGTGTCGTCTGCAAACTGAATAGAACCAAGTGTTCCTAGCGGAGACACATAGCCAGAACCACCAAATCCATATCGGTTAATACTGGTTCCGCCAGCGTAACCACCACCGCAACCTCCAGTTCCGGTAAATTGGCCATTCGTCCCATTACTGCCTTGCATAGTAGTCAATCCGCCAGCGGTAGAAGCGTTACCACTTCCTCCAGATGCAATATTTGTATTAGGGGCAGTTCCTGAACCAGCACCACCACCACCGGCAATAGCAACCGCTCTTGCGCTATCAGTTGCAAGGACGTTTGTGTTTCCAGTAAATACACCAGCAAGTCCGCCGCCAGCATGGTTATGTCCGTCAGCAGATTGAGAACCTCCAAATCCATAGAATTGACCAACCTGAAGATCAGCACCATAGCCAACAACTACAGCATAAATCTGGCCGGGAACAACTGGGTATTTAAGGGTAGTAAATCCACCAAGACCACCGCGTGCGGCTGGACCTGCATAATCCCAAGAACCTCCCGCTCCCCAAACCTTGAGAGTCATGTAAGCCATCTTCTCAGGAACGGTAAAGTATTGAATACCTCCCGTATATTTAAAGATAAGCTTGAGTTGATTACCACTAGGGGCATTAAGATCGTTCATAACCCAGCATGATGCATTTTCTGGATCACCATACAAAGTCTTTCCTCCAATTGGTTTAACGAGACGCATCCCGTCAGGGGTGCAAGCCATCAATCCGTTAATACAAGATACTCCATCCCATGGAATTGCTTTAGCGCATAGAGATTTAAACAAAAGCAAAGCAAGATCATCCATGTTAAGGCATACAACCCTTCCTGCCTCATTGTAATAAACCAAAGAGTCTAGGCATGGAGCCATCTTGCCAAGCTTGACAGTTCCATTAGGACCGCATCCAAATGTAGCAATGGCATTGCTATATTCAAGCAGTTCAGTATCAAGAAAGGTTGTCTTACTTTCTGTTTGAGTTCCAGCTTTCCATTGTCCAGATACTTTATAGAATACACTTCCGTCAGGAGCATCTTCTCCAATTGTCACCATTGTCCCATCACTTAAACGGGAAAGAACTCCTTTGGCTCCTCCAGATTTTTCTGGGTTAAGCTTAATATGACCACTTCTGGATGAACCATCAGTATTAGCGGCAGAGCCATCTTCGCTGTATGCAAGTCCATTGCCTGACAATTGACGTTGAGTGCAATTAGCATCAACAACAAGAATTGCTGCACCAGACTCTATCGCGTCAGGGCAAGATGCTGGTGAAGGATGACCGCACGTTGGAAGACAGGTTTGACATTGGCAATGATTCATAGCTTTTAATTATTGAGTATTTATTAAGTTGATTAATTTTTTCTTCTCCTTTGTATCCTAATGCATGAATTGCTTTAGGACGTTCACTAAAGGTATATTCTTTATGAGTCATTTCAAACTCTTCGCAGATAATAGGATAATTAAAATCTTGATGCAGGAATGTTGTTGGGACTTTAAACCTTTGGATTCCAATATTTAGAAACGTCTGCTCTCCAAAGTCTCTTACAATAATTTTATCATGCAGTCCCCAAGAATATTCAAAGGCATCGCATTGAAGTTTATCATTTCCGTTTGCTATAAAAAAACCAGTATTGAAATAAGCTTTGTTATCAATCCCGTTCCAGTATGAATCATACTTTGGAAAATCAACATTGTTATTTCTTCCTATGTCCTTAACTGCGTAAAATGATTTTGAGTTATTAAAATCAATTAAGCTGCATGGATTTGTAAACCAAAGGTCAGAATCAAAGTAAACAAATGTTTGTTTAAAATAAGTATGGAGGCGAAGCTTTAACAGGTATGGATTCTTGTCAGTGTCAAAAATTACAACTCGATCTATTCCTGTGTAATGCTTAAACCTTTCAACAGCCTCGTCAGAAAGCTTGTTAAAGGTATGCCCGCTTCTGATGGTTACTCCAATCATTGTCCTGAAATGGAAGTTAATGGATCACAGGTTTGCGCTGCTTCGTCTGTGCTACATCCAACTGGAATGCGGCAAATTTGATACATAATAGTATCAGGCTGGCCTACGCACACTTTAACAATACGCTTAACTCCAAGAGCAGACTCAACTCCACTGCAATCTTCTTCGCAGATTTCTCCAGAAAACAAATGAGAGGAGTAATCGTTATTGAATGTTGCTTGTCCGTCAACAAGGGTAAGTTTCTTTTCTCCAAGGAAGTTACCCAAGTCCCATGCTGCGATAGTTCCGTCAGGAAGGCGGATAAGGATTTCTGCAACAAATGCTGCATTGGACTTTTGCAGATTAGGAAGAACGATTGGATAATCAACTGATCCGTCACGGAGTTCTACTTTATTCTCAGTTAACTGAACTGGTATCGCTCCTCCACGAACGCGCATCTTTCCGGTAAGCTGATACTGACAATCAGCACCGGCTTTAAACACAGAGATGTTTGTGCCTTCTTTTACTTGGCCTTGGCAATCAACTGGAACACATTGTCTTTCTGGAATCATAAAAATATTAGTTTGAAGTAACGTAGAACGAATGCTCAACATTCATAGAGTCGATCACATTGTTAAACTCTGCAAGTGCTGGGTTATAAGAAATGAACTCACAATTAATTCCTTCTTTAGTGCAGGTCATCTTAAAGAACTCATTGCGAGGAATAAGGAAATCATCAATTGTATAACCGACATCTGGAATGGTTACACCGTCAGCAGCAAAGCCGACTGGACGATAAGAGAAGTAATCAAAAATCCATCCGGCTTGTCCATAATTAGCTGGAGCGTAAGGAGGATCTTCTCCAGCACCGCTTTGAATCAAACCAAAACGACTACGAGAGAATGCGGATGCATTAACAATATTCATTGACCCTCTACGAAGATGAAATGAGTTACCAGAGTGTCCGTTAATAATAAGCTTAACTCCAAGTCCGGTAAAGTCCCAAAGAGCAAATCCTGAAAACACACTGGCGTTACCTAGTGCGTTTGATGTAACTCCATTAAATGTATTTACAGGAGAAACAAAAGGACAGGCAAAAATAACTACCTTGTTCTTTGCTGGAGAGGATGAACACTTCTGAGTAAACCAAGTATGCTGTTCTCCGCCAATCAAAGTATCGTTTGGATAGATAAATCCTTTAGGGACAGTAGCAAAGTAATCAGAGTATCCTCCGCTAGAAAGAACAAAAAACTCAGTATTAGACTCATCGTCATAAACTGAGTAATAACGCTTTGCGTCAGTAAGGTAGTTAAACATATGCAGCATGGTCCTTCCCATCTTTGCTGTAATGTCTCCCTCTGGAGAAAAGGCCCATCCTGTCGCTGGCCAGAAATCGTATTCACCCAATACTGGATAAAGCCGCTTTTCTGCAAAGGCAGCTGAGAATCCTGAGATGATTTTTGATTCTTGTTTTGTAGGACTGTATGTTCCTGATGGTAGAATATTAAGACCTGTGCCAGAATCAAAGTTATTAGTATTAATGCGGTCGTAATCCAATCCTCCTACAAGGAACATTCCGTTTGATGGAATTGAACTAAGAAGCGCTGCACCGCGAGTGTAGTCAACGGTATCAAAAGCGTATCTAGTCGTATTGTTTACAGAGTCATACGAAGAAGGAATGCCGATGTTTCCTGTGGCAATAAATACTCTTTCAGAAGTTCCGAATACTTTATCCCAGAGTTTGTCAATGTCAGCACCCTGACAGCTAACTCTTTCGCAAAGGGTTTGTGAGTCACATAGAGTAGGCATAATGTTTTTCAGTTAACTGATATTATTTTGGAAAACGCGATTCTGTAATTAATCCAATTGGATTTGCTACAACAGAAACTTTATTTGATTGGTTTCCTCCAATGCAGAAAATGTGTCCATTGTAAGAACCTGCACAAAAGAAAACATGACGGAGTGAACCTGTGTTTGTTTTTACTAATCCAATTGCTCCGTATGTTTTTGGATCAATTGGCTTACCGTATTTTTTAAAGGAGGCTGCGGATGCTGATGCTGTTCCTTTAATTCCTGCTCCCTCAAGTAGGCAGCAATTAACAAATGATGCACACCAAGCGACTTCATCAGTTTGCGCTCCGAGTCCTGTATAGGAATGGTAATGAAGGATGCGTGGATTGTGTCGGTTGCCATAAATTTCAGATACACCAATCTCTTGTCCTGCAAAGCTCATCCATGGAGGAACATCCCCATTAGTGCAAAAGTATTGCTGAGATGCAGCAAAGGTAATAGGACCAAACTTGCCGTCAACATCTCCACGGTAAATTCCCTTACTTGCCATCACGGCTTGAAATCCAGCAATTACTTGTAAGCTCATTGTTTTTGTCCTTTTATTTCACTTACTGCACTATCAATATCCTTTATGGTAATTGAGTTTGTTCTAATGCTTGATTTGATAATGTTCATTTTCTCAAGGAGGATTTGAGTATCTTCATACCTCATTAAATGAACTCTGATTATTTCGTTTCTTAATTTCTCTTCGCGTTGATTAAGAATTATTACCGCATAACAAAGGATGGCGTTAAAGATAAGGGAGAACTTAGAAAGCATTGAAGCGCGTCCAAATTGACTGGAAACGAATTTAAGGAATTGTAAGCTCATATCTTAAAAAGAATTGTTCGGGCGGCCCATATCATCCGCCCGCTTTGTGGGAATCCACTTAATTGCCAACAATCAATTAAGTGATAACGAATTTTTATTAAACAGCCAAGGTAAACGTTCCTGCGGTCAAGCCAGCAACAGAGATACCGTTTGGACGTTGCAGGATTCCAGTGAATCGCAGTGTCAAGACTTGGCTACCAGCAGTGCCGGTAAGCACAGCAGAAGCAGTGCCGATACCAGCAATCAACGAGTTAATAGTAGCAACCAGTTCGGTAATGAACGTAGCCGTGATACCATTGCCGATAGCGGCTTCCGTTACATTGATGTTGTAAGGAACTCCGTTAAGGCTAAGGGTAACAACCTTGGCAGCAACAGTAGAACCGTTAAGTTCAGTCAGGGTAACTGTCCAAGTCTGAGGACCGGGGCAGTTATACTGATGCTCTGCGCCAACGCGAACAACGTCTTCAGTGCGTAGGTTGTTGGTGGTAGAGGTATCCCAAAAGATCTCTCGTCCACGATTACCTACGCCCGTAAGAACAACGTCACGGGTTGTTTCAACACCGTCATCATTGGCGATAACCAATGTAACGGTATCTCCAATTGCGGCAAGGATGCCGTAATTAGGAGCCGAGGTTTGGTCTTTGTAGACCGGGAGTGTGAATTTGCATCCTTCTTTCATTTTATTTTTCTATTTTAAGTTTATTTCAGTTAACTGAGCTTTCCGGGATTACATGAAGAACTTCACGTTATCACGGCTAACGAGGTTAGCTCCACGCTCACCAACGGTGTATCCAAGTGCGGCTTCACCGGCTTGGATGCTGGCGTAGCAGTAGTTGGTAATTCCGCCGTCATCGCATCCTTGTAGAGGAATTGGGCAACGCACAGCAGACAGGCTGATGGCGTGGTCAATCCGGTGGAAGAAGGCGTTGCCGTTTTCTGGACGGTCAGGCTCGATGCCAGCACCAAAGTGCAGTTCCCAGTGACCGATCTCACGTTTAGGATTGCACTTCTTATCGTATTCGTTCACCCAAGTTGCGGTGCCTGCGTAGTTACGAGCAGTATCGCCAGGTTTGGCACTGCCGTAGCCCTGAGCTTCAGGGTGGTGGCGCATACCCATCACAGTAGGAGTGAAGATAACGCTGATACCAAACGGAGCGCTGGTGAAGAACTTGTTCGGAGCATACTTCATTGTTCCGTTCGGGTTACGAACTGGGACATAAGCAAGAACGCGAACAAAGCGAGGCCAGGTAGCTGGAGCGGTAGCGTCAAATGGATCAAGACCGGAGTTGTATGCATTATCAGGATAGAACTTCATCCCGTGCAAGTCGCGGCGGATACCGAACTGCTCACGGATGATGCGCTTGATACCAAGGTTACGACCAAGGTCTTTACCAGCATACATCACGCTAGGGAGACATTCAGATTCCTGAACGCGCTCAAGTTGGGTAAGGCGACGAGCAACTTTAATGTCTGGAACAATGACATCAAGAAGCGAGATGCCTTGGTCAAGCAATGGCATATTGTCGTCTTCCAATTCAAGCTGGATACCGGCGTGTTCAAGCAAGTCACCAGACAGTTCAGAGATACGACGGATGTCGGCTGCTGGAACTTTAACGGAGACATAACGCTCGTCGATAGGGAGAGCGCTGTTGAGGACTGGGCCGGTTGCACCGCGATTCCAGAAGATGAAGCCATCGGTATCTTCGATGTAAGGAGCGCAGGAGCGTTCCAAGGTATCGCAGACATCACCGACAGAACCACCAAGGGCAGCATCGCTAACCATGGCAACATACTTGTTTTCACAGGTATGGATATAGCGGGAACGGAGATACTCGTTCCAGAAGTATTGGCTCATCATCTTGAGGTGGTCCTCAAAGTGAGACAGTTCCTTCTCAGCCATCTGACGGAATGGCAGCATGGCCAAGCAAATGTCATCCGTTGCAACCTTAAAGGTTTCAAGGCTATAGAAGCTGTCTTCGCTTCCATGGCTGATGACTTCTGCATCTGGCTCAGAACAAATGTTGCTAAAGCAACCGTTGTCTTCAACCTTGCGCCAGCCGGTCTGCATCGAACCAAAACCAATACGGCTCAGGCGGATTTTCTTGATGCTGGTGCCGGACTTGAGAGGAAACATCCCCTCATCACGAACTCGGCCCCAATAGGCATTGATTCCGAGTTTGAATTTTTTCTCCACGATGTCTTCGGAGATTTGCTGTTCCGCAGAGCGGAAAGCGGTATCGTATGCTTTACAGGACATAATATAATAGGGTATCTAAGTTAATTTGTGATTCGCTTGATTTGGGTGGCAAGCAAACCTCAGTTAACTGAGATACCCTATTAGTCTTGCGCTTCTTAATTGAAGTCTTTTGGCCTTAGCGGGCCAACCGCATATTTGAAAGATAATTAATATTACCAATTCAGGGGTTAGAAATCAATCCTCCGCCCCACTTAATGCTGCAAAGATGCGACTGCGAGGTTTTTCTGTTGGCTTTGATGAAGTAGTATTTGTATACCTTGCTCCAATTCTTTCTCCGGGTTCACGGCTTACTTTTCCAAGCCTGGCTTTTACTTCTGCCAGTTCTTTCTCAAGCATTGAGACTTTATTCATTGAGTCTTTAAATCCAGCCCATGCAATGTTAAGCTCATGCTTAAGTGCTGGAGCAATAACTCCATCATTAATTACATCGGTCAGGTCTTTGTTTACTTTACCAGTAATAGAGAACTCTCCAATGGATTCAGTGACTTTATTAAAGCGGTCCTTGTAAAGCTTTGTGTAGTTTTCTTTTTCTTCTCCTTCAAGTCCATCAAGGACTGCTTTCTTGGAAAACTCAAACTGAGAAACGCTGTCTTGGATGTCACGATCAATAGAAGAGACATTGCTTCTGCGTTGCTCTGCAAGTGTGCGTGTTACAATCTTTTTACGATCTTCGTTTTTATCACTGAATGCTTTTTCGTGAGCTTGTGTAAGTTTAAACCACTCAAGCATATCAGAACCAAAGACTGACTTCATTGCAGTTCCACCATCTACATGGTCTTCTGCAATCTCATCAAGAAGCTTTGCAAAGCCTACACGGTCTCCGGCTTTTGCTGCCTTGCCTGCTTTGGCAAATAGACTGTTTAGTTCTTTGGCAGAGCCATCATCTTCAGTAAGGTGAGTAAAGTATTGATTAAGTTTATTAATCGATTCTTGAACTGGAGCAACGAAGGCTTGTTTGAATGCATCCGACTTTTCAAAGTATTCATCGTCGATCTGTTTCTTGAGCTTCGCGTTTTCTTCTTTGATAAGTTTAATCTCTGGAGATTCTTCAGTTAACTGAGGACCAGCCTTTAGTTTCTCTTCAAGCTCTGCAATAGTCGCGGTCTTTTTCGTAAGAGACTCTTTAAACTTTTTAATTGTAGCAGAAGTTGCAGAACTAACCTGCTGACCTTTTGCATTTACAAGTTTTGTCTCATCAAGATCAAGAAGCTCTTGGTCTGTCAGTTCTTTTTTGGTATCGTCTTTGCTGAAGGTATCTTCTTGCTTGAAGGTTTCTTCTTTGCTGTCTTCCTTGCCGTCTTCCTCTTCTTCGTCAACTTGGTTTGCAAATTTGCCAAGGGTTGATCCTCTTCGCTCTCCTGTTCGTTGGTCGAGCTTGTGATAAGCGTTAAAAACATCAAGATCACGATTACTAACACCGCTGTCTCCGGCGTCATCTGATTCGTCATTGATTGGTCCGGCGGATGGGCTTCCAATTTTAATTGCGTTGCCGCTTCGTTGGCTGTCATCTGCTGGAGCTTCAATACGTTGTTGATGGAGTCTATATTTCATTTTGTTGGTTAGGTTGGGATTAGTCAATAAAGTCTGAGGACTCTTGTTGTTGTGAGTTACTCGAATACTTTAAGTTGTAAGCATTATCAATAAGTGCTTGCTTAAAATTAATTGCAGCAAGGACAGAAGATATGTTGTGAGCGTGTAAATGAGGATTACTGGTGTCAGGAGGGTGACTTAATTTGAACAGGTTTAAAGTATATTCAATTGCTACTGTAAACTCCTCTGATTCTATCATCCTTACCCACTTCTCTACCATTTCTGCATTTTCAATATCAACCTGAAGTTCCTGCGGGCTTCGCGGCGGCTTGTTGTTGGATTTTAAGCTCATTTTGTTTTTGTTTTGTTTCTATGTCTTGCTGTGCTTTTGTTTGTTGGGTTGCAAGGTCTGTAATAGTCTTCTCTGTGTTAGCTTCTGCCTTTTCTTTTCGTTGTTCATTCATGGAAGCCCTCTTTTCAATGTCCTTAGCAGTGCTAATGTTGTTAATTGTCTCAAGATGTGTCTCGACTATCTGATTCTTTTTCTGCATATGACGCAACTCCTCATTATTAATGTCGCTTTCTTGCATTCCTTGGTCAATCTTCTCATTTAACTGAGAAATTTGCTGTGTAAGTTGGTCTTGTGCTGCCTGAAGCTGCATAAATTGAGCAATCATTGGCTTAAGAGCGTCTGCATTGGCTTCAGAATTAGAAGCTGCTTGAATATGCGCCTGAATATGCCCGCCCTTGTTGTCTTGACCCATAATTAGGTCAGCAGCAGACTGCAAAAGCATAATTTGACGAAATTTATTAGGAACTTGCAAGGCAACCTTGATAATATTGCCAGCAGTAGTCAGCTTTTTGTTGTAATCGTCAATATGGAATGGCAATTCTTCAAGATGCTTGTCATCTGGCAGCACTGGGATGTTACCAGGGTTAACATTTGGATTATCCAAGTCTTCGTTCTCGGAACCAACCTTGGAAATAATTGGATTAACTCCCATTTTTTCTGCAATGTAATCATCAACCATATCTACACCAACAAGCGCGGCAACTAAATCTCTTTGAGCTTGTTCTTGCCCCGGACTCGTAGGACTTTGCATAAGAGCTTGCAGAACTGCTTGAGCATTACCAATCCTAGTAGATTGGCTTCCGCCGTTTAAGAATGACGGAGCAAAGTAAAGATTATCAATGCTGTATTCCTCTTCTGTAATATTGTATCCTGCCAACTCTTCTTTAAATGCTTTAAGAGATTTCTTAAGTTTCTCAGAAGCTCCAATAGATATTGCCCGGCGGTAAATCTCCTTATAAAGAACAAGATCAAGATTCATAAGAATCTTAACATTAAGAGATTCAGCTTCTCCTGATTTCTGTGCGCGGATTTGAGCTTCTTGTGCTGTGATTGCGTAACCCTTTACATTCTGTGATCCCGGAGCTTGAGCAATGTTTTGATTGTTCTCAGTATCAATCATAATCTGCCTCACTACTTCAACAACCTCTTGAGTGTTGCTGTTTTGTGAGGTAGTCATGTATTCTACCCCTGTATTAACAACCTGAACTTCATCGTCAGTCTGGTTAAGGAGTTTCTTGGAAGTATCTGGATTATCAGACTTGAAGTAAAGAATAAGATTGCGCTTTGCTGCACGGACTACTAACGACATTGCTTTATCGTAAAGCATTGTAGAAAGATAAATTTGTTGAGCAAAAGAATTAAACTTCCAATAGCTTCGTGTAATCTGGTATGCCCTGACGGCTACAACATTTGAGATGCATTCACAATACTCAGTCTCCTCAAGAAGATACTTGAGCTTAGGTTTACTTCCTTGTCCTCTCCACTCTTTACGCTCTGCTGGGAATACATACAAAGAAACTTTATTCTCTTTGTTAAAGTTTTCTTTTACGTAAGCGTAGACAAGAGTAATAACTTCATCACGGGTAGAAGAGGAAATATCTCCGCTGATATTTTTGGAAGACTCTGTTCCGTTTTGTGTCCTTGAGTAAGAAATTACTTGTTCAAGAATTTCAGCAAGGTATGTTTTATCAAAGTCGTAATCAGATGAGTCATCTTCAATAATTGAATACAGTTCTGAAACTGTAAAGTCTTTTTCAATAAATACATACGCCCATTTCTTTGTATTCATTCCTGCGTTGGAATCTGGAAAGACTCTTTCAACAGGAATGTTTTCTGTATAGACACAACCTGCTGTCGGCCAATGCTCAATTCCTTTTCCAAAGAATACCATGTCAAAAGCAATCATCACTTCATCCATGAAACGATCTTCCCATGGTTTAATAAAGTGACGGTGAAATGCTGAAGTAATTTTGTCTGAGACAGTTTTTACTTTTCCTGCTTGTGCGTATCGTGGGACAATCTTGACATTGCTATTGCGTTCAGTAAGGACGTTAATGAACACGTTCATTGCCGCATCCATTTTGGATTTAAATTGTCCAAAGTTAGCGTCGCGCTTTTTACAGTTTTGATCTTTGCTACGTTTCCAATCTTGACGATTGTAGTTACGCAGATACTCTTCGCGCTTTTTCTTGTAAGGCTCGTTGTTGCGAAGGTCTAGGTAACGATCATAGATGTCGTCGGTATTTGGAAAAAGTTGTTTCATGTGTTTCAGTTAACTGAGTTTATTTCTGAATCTTTACTGGCTGCTTGCCTTGATTGTGAATTGTAACAGATGCCGTTGCTCCGTTATATCCAAATGAGAAAGTGACTGGAGGCATATTAGTGCACCCTTGTAAAAAGAAAGTAAGTATAAGTAACGCTTTCATAATTACGAGGAAGGGCGTTGTATTAAAACGCCCTTCCTTTTAGTGTATATGTTTTGGGGTTACTTTCCAAGATTAACGACCAAACCTTCAGGATTGTCAAAGATTACTTCAGTTGGCTTACTTCCGTCAGGGTAGACGGTAACTGCAATATCTTGGCCTTTGACTTTTGCTTTAACTGTAATTGGAGGTGATACAATACCTGTTGCTGTAGTTGCACAGGCTACAATTAACGTAGAAAATAATACAAGGAAAAGAATATTAGAGCATCTTTTAATTTGTTTCATTGTTATATTTCAGTTAACTGATTTTATTCAGTGGGAGCAACTGGTTCAACAGGAGTTGGCTCTGGTTCAGTAGGGGCAACTGGATCTGGTTCTACCGGGATTGGCTCTGGTTCTACTGGAGCGACTGGCGCATTCTTAAGTGCTTGGTAGGCAATCAAGTCAGGTAGGCACAAGGCAACAGCGGCAAAAGCATCAGCGGCGCTTGGGATTACATTTACTGCCTCCCAGAATGGCAAGCGGACTTCCCGGCGGTCAGACAACAGTCGATCTCCGGTAGCTTGGTCAAATGGGACATACTCAACGTAGATGGAATCTTGTTCACCCATGGAACGTGCGCTGATGGCAAGGTCCATGATGTAGATTTCATTGTAGGTCTTCGACGGAACTTCTGGACGTTCTGCCGGTGTATCAAGTGGGATGGTAATGGTAGCCATATTATTTGTTTAGTATAGTGTGTTCTTTTTTTTCTTTTTAACAACTTGGCGAGTTACGCCAGCAGCACTTGCTTTTTTTGAAGATGCAGCAGCTTGCTTAATGCGTTGAGCCATTATTGAGCTTGCAGCTTTTTGCAAACCAAGCATTGATGCCATATTCATATTCATCATAATATTATCAAGTAGTAGGTTGTTCAGCTTTGGCTTGTTCGGCTTCAGCTTGTTCGATTTGACTCAAGACAGCGATTGCTCCTTTGAGTTGGGTTTCTTCCGTCTCCAACTGCTTCAGGCGCTCTTTGAGATCGCACTGTTCTGCAAGGTTGGCGTTACGGGAGGTGATGAGGTTGGTTTTGTATGTTTTGTTCATGAGATTGTTATGCGACTACCATTGTGCCGGAGCGGACTGTGCCATCACTGCCTTTAAACTTAAAGGTCAGTAGGGTATTGCTGGTGGCTTCTACAACAAGGTCTCCGTTACTAGCTGGTGTGATACTGGCTGGCGGTTGCTGAATTACGGAGCGGACGCGAAGATCGCGGAATGTTCCGGCTGTTGTGCTGTTGATTTCAACAACTCCGGTGGCGTTTTTTTGCAACGCGACATCTCCAACCCCGCCTGTTCCAAACATAAATTGCGTGTTGGTTTGAATATAAAAACCAGATATAAATGCCGTCCCATTAACGATGCCTGTAATATTTGCGCCACCTCCAGCAATAGTAAGAGCGCCAGAACTCAAAGGAGCAAAATTAGAATCATCCGCCAGCCTAATCTCAATCCCGGTCCCGTTGCGCTTGATCGCGGGGAATGCGGAGGTGGTGCCGCCTAGTTGAAGTCGGTCAAAGTTATTAAGAGCTGAATTATACAACCCAATAATGCCATCAACAGTGCCATAGACATGACTGGTGGCATTTAACTGGAATGCATTGGCTCGGACAGTTTGAGCGACGAAAATATTCCTCGGACAATTTACCCCGCCAACAGCGCCGATGTCGTAGGTGTTGTGTGTCTGAGCCAAGAAATTTCCTGCCGAATTAATTAACCATTTAGCACTTCCAGCAGTCTGAAAGAAAATTGATCTTGTTGTTCCTCCAGCCGCTAAAGTAAGGTGAGAACTTGCAGCATTTGCTCCAAATCCTTCAGTTGCTATTGTGGCCTGCCCCCCTGCGTGGAAAAACGAAAGCCTGTCGTAATTAGCTCCTGCTGTATCGTAGGTATTATAAACCCGGAACGCCTGCGCGTTGGTCCCGTTCCGCTGGGCTAGGATTCCGGCGGCGTCTCGGGCAAGGATGGTGTCTTGGGCATTAACTGCAATTCCCGCCGTCCATCCAATAACCGCTGCACTGCGTAATCCTAATCCTGTATCGTTGAACAACGCATACCCAACCGCCCCCCCGGCATACACGTTTATCGTCGTCATTACGCCGGTTTTGTCAAACTTAAACTTACTCACCCCACCAACCTGCAAGTCCATCAATAGAGACGCCGCGTTACTTGCCGTGTCCGTGACGTTTAGCTTAACAGAAGTAAAGAGACGCTCAATCGTTCCTACAGAAGCATAAGAAGCAGTAGTTGCGTTTAAATACGATACTGAAGTAACACTTGATGCTGTGACAACATATGTTCCGTTGTATCCAGCAGGACCAATATTTGCCACTACAATCGTTGAGCCAATAGGAATCGCAGTTGACTGAGTTGCGAAGGTAAGAGTTACTACTGTTCCGGTTCCGCTGGCTCCGGTGACGGTGATGGGAGCCATGTTCCAAGTCTTGGCGATGTCGAGGTCTGCCGTTGGAACTGCCACCCCTAAGCTGAGACTCGCGGCGGTTAATGGGGCGTAGGTTGAATCATCTGCTAGCCTAATATCAATCCCGGTCCCGTTGCGCTTGATCGCGGGAAATGCGGAGGTGGTGTCTCCGATGCAAAGAGTATTTACAGCGTTGGCGCTTGCTCGGAGTGTTAAGTGCGTTCCTGAAAGCGGATCTGTTGCGGAGCTTGCAAATATAATGCCAGAGTCTCTTGTTGTTCTGAAATAGCCAACAGAAATTGTTGATCCACTCAAATACAAATTTCTCGGCCTATTTGCTCCGCTAGACCCAATGTCAAAAGTGTTGTCTGTAAATGCACAGAAATTTGCAGTTCCGCCATGAACAAACCATTGGCCACCATTAGCTACACCAAATATAAGGTTAGCATTCGACCTTAATATTAAATCACGTGCTGCTCCGGTGCCGCCTTTGACCGTTTGCAAAATAGCTTGACCACCAGACCACTCTAAGTTTACTCGCTCGTAATTAGTGATTCCGGCGTCTGTCGTATTATAAACCCGAAACGCCTGCGCGTTGGTCCCGTTCCGCTGGGCTAGGATTCCGGCGGCGTCTCGGGCTAAACGAATATCTATTGTGCCTGCGGCTGTGCCTGAATTAGTCCACCCTAAAGTCCAGTCGGATCGCATTGCCAGTGCTCCGCCGCCGTTATTTAAAGATACAACTGCTGCGCCATAACCAGAGCTGTATAAATACACCTGTGAACTGTCAGTGCCAATCCAGTTGCCTGCGTTAATTTTTAGCAACTGATCCGTGGTGCCAGTTAAGGCTAATCCAAGGAACGTCGGCGCGTCCGTTTGGCCGAGGCCGATGGCGGATCTGATCGCAGCGTTGTTGGCAGATGCCAGCATGGTATTAACATCTGTGCTGTAGGTGCCTGTGCCGCCAGCCTCAAGGTCAATAAGCCTTGCTTCGGTTGTAGATTTAAAGCAGCAAAAGATAGAATAAGGAACGCCCATAGTAGTAAAGTATTTAAAGTTTCAGTTAACTGAATTAATAATCAAATGAGGTTGCCAGTCCTTCAAGATTTTCTGTAGTGGCCTTGTCGTAAATTAAAAGCTTATCAATCAATACTCCACCAGGGACGCCTGAGTTTGCTCCACCTGCAATCCAGACATCTCCAGTTGTATTGATGCTTGTAAGTGCCCCGATTTGGTAACCGCCGTAATCATGCATTAGGGAAGAACCAAAGCGTGCAACAGTTCCATCCCATGATACAGCAATTGTAATCAGATCTGTGTAAGGGATAACCAATTGAGCAACAAAGTTACTTGTGTTTGATGATTGCATTACCCAAATCTGCCAAGCTCCAGCGGCTGGAACAAGTGCAACCAATACGTTACGAATCATAAAGACAGTTTGCTGTCCTGTTGCTGTAGCCGGGTTGCCCAATGGTTTGAATCTGCAAATTGCCGTAAAAGCAGGAGTCAGAGACCATGCTTTTGCAGTCCAAGTTATATATTGATCCGTTCCGTTAAATGTAATCCCGGTTGTTCCGCGAGTTGCCTTTGTTGCTCCGTTGATAGTTGTTGCGGCAGCCGGTCCTTCTGGAGTTGCTGCAAGTGCTGTAACAATAGCTCCAGATGCCGGGGTAATATTATAGCGGTGGTTAAACTCAAAAATCTTTTGAGCACCTTTAACAACTCCAATTGGGCGAGGAACTAAATCAGAGACCATCAAACCCCAGCCAACTCCTGCTTGAAGACCTGTAACAAATGCTTTAAAGGAAACGTCTCCATAAAGACTTGGAACTACGGATGTCGTATAAACAATAAAATCCATTGGACTTCCTGAGATGTTTCGGCGAAGAAGTGGCTTTCCGTAATTAAACGTAATTCCATCATCAGAAATACCCATTACTGGACGAGTGCCAATTCCATCAGTTCCAACAGAAGCAACGGCAATGTCCATCCATTGTCCGCCAGCCAAGCTATACATTTGGAAATCCCAGTGGACTCGTCCCGTTCCCAGATTGTTGTGAACACACTCAACTTCTGTTACAGTATCCCAGCTTCCTGATACACCATCAGGCAATAGCGATTCCCTAAAGTGAGCGGCATAAGATCCGCCTCCAGTTGCTTTGTTGTAATAAAGCCTCCATTTAATAACTCCTGTTGGACCAGAGAACCTTACAAGGTTTGGTGATCCTTTAATAAGGGTTGGATGAGTTGAGATAACTGATGGAGCGCTCCAGTTAACTCCATTATTACAAAATGAAATCCTTAATTGTTGTGCAGAAGCAGAACGCCTAAGATAAACTAATACAAGCCTGTCATTTTCAGGATCGTAAGAAAGATGATTATCTCCTTGGTTGATAGAACCAGCAGGAAGAGGGCAGACTGGATTTTGAATAAGCGGATTTTCAATCCAGTTTACTCCGTTATGAGAAACCATGATAGATGGATTCTCGTAAAGGGCATCACTGCCTGGATAAGGAGTAATAGCCATCCACCATTCATAACCATGCCAAGGGGAGGGAAACCTTACTACTGAAGGATGGACTACTTGATTTGTAGTAATTGGAGCAGATCCGTCTGGCTGAGAAGAGGCGCGAAGACTGATTGATGCTTGAGTTGTATGAGAAATTTGAAATCCATCCGGGTCTTTAATCCGCATAATTGGACTCTGGGAACCCTTGCTAATAAGTGGAATGCTTGATGGCGCAATAACGGACTCTCCGTTAGTAAACCCAAAGAGCGTGCTAAAATGATAATTAATAGCAGTAAACGCTTGATTGATGTTTGTTACTAAATCACAAAGAGAGGACATAAATTTCAGTTAACTGAGGATTATTGATTTGTCACTTTAAAAGACTGGTCGAAACCATCTTACTCAGGAAGGGGTTAAATTACAATTTGCTATGGTTTTGTTGCCATGATTTCAATCCAAGCCCTAGAACGGCCTGCAATAAAGAACCAGTTCTCAATATACTTGCATCCGCCCAGTAGTTCTGTAATACCTGCTGTAATAGCGGATGCGTTTAGATATAGATTCTTGTTAACTCCTTTAGCTTGTTCGATTGCAAGGTTAGCGTCTTTTGCAAAGTTAGTTAATAGAGGGTCTTCTCCAAGATCATTGCAGGTTTGCACATACAATTCAAGGGTAGGACTAAATGCTGGATCAACCTTGTCTTTAAAGAATGAATTACCAAGGCCGGGGATTTTACCTCCTCCCTTAACCATGTCAGTCATGTAGGCAATACAAAAGTCTTTGTCTTGGTTATACATACGCAGAAGCTCCCGCGTTTCAGTAAGGGGTCCGTGGATTCCTCCTGTTGATAGCAAGCCTGCTGCAATAGCATTCATTGGATTGTCAGAACCATCAAAGACAGTAAGTGCTGCCATCTTACTGATGTTGTGATTATCTAGTGCTGCCTTGTAATGGGCTTCCTGCAATTCCTCCATTAACTTGAAGGCTTCTGTTGGTGTAATCTGTCTTGTCATATTATTTTCAGTTAATTAAACCCCGTTGTTCTTCGATTTTTTCAATTTCGTCGTTAAGATACCAAGCCGCCTTTTTTAGGTCTTCAAGGTAATTTTGTTTTTCTTCACAACGCCAAAGATATTTAACGACGTTGCCAAGATTAAAGTTCATATGCCTGGTAATCTCAATGCACTCTACCCCGCTAGGATGGTTGTTATAATGCGGAGGATTTTCTACCATGTTTGGAAGATCAGTAGGCTTATTACTATTTAGTTCACACTCGCATTTAACTTCACATCCGTGGCCATAGTCAATTGACTTAAAAGTAATGTTACCAGAGTAACAAATACCTTCAAGAACATTTACTTTTTCCTGAAGTTCTTTGTTATGCCTATACAGTGTTTCGTTTGTTGCTGTAAGGTCTGAAATCAAAAGACTATCAGAAAGGGAAGAAGGTTTGTCAGTTAACTGAAATTCTTTTTCCGCGCAACTCCAGCAGGTGCAGTCTGTGTTTGTATCACTCATTTGTTTGTTGGTTGTAATTCATTAAATGTTTTGCTAAGTCAGGATGCTCGTTTATAAACTGTTGTGTGTCAAGCTTGTGTTGATCTAGGATTGATTTGTTATAATTATCTTCTTTGTATGCTTTACAACCTATCAGGAAGTAAATAAGAATTAGGACAAGGAAGGATGCGAGGAATTTTATCATGTCCGCGTTCATTAAATTTATATTGGTTAATAATACTTATTAAAAATGCCTTTCTCCGCTCGGCGGGAATTGTTGCAGGAAGGTGTGAGTATATGTTATTTAAGTCTGATGAATGTGTTTCTGGTCTGTCACTCATGGCTTTGTTAAATCCCGGTTAGTGAATCCGAAACTCTTAAGTCGGCCCGTCTCGTCCCAATACTGGCCGGTGAAGATGGCGGTGGCGCAGGAACCGGTAAGCTCCATGTTTATGCCAAACTGGGACTGAAGGGCTTGCACCGCTTCAATGTATTTTTTACAAGCCTGTTTTGCTGATTCGAGGGTTTCGTAGATGGTGTCGTTCATGGTTTTGGTTGGTTGGTTTGCTTTCCGGTCCCATTGCACTCAGGGCATTCCCTCATGTATGGCCCGCTCTGGATTTCCACCCGTCCTTGGCCGCAGCATTTACGGCAGTTTTTAATACAAGGAACAGTTTCAGCTTTTAGTTTATTTACCCAACCTACATTTTCTTTGTTGGGATATTTCTCAGTTAACTGACGTTTTAAATTCTTTACCTGTGTAGTAAGATATTGAATCCTTTTATCTTTCTTTACTAATAGATCAAGATACTTGCCATTCATCTTATCTACTACAACTTTTTGTGTATACGGATCACTTAGAACACTCACTTGTTTAGATGTTGTTAAGCTTACCAGCCCGGCCAAGATTGTTTGAGCTCCTGCTCATAACCTTACTGCCACCACATACAGAACATCCACCAAACGTTTTACTCTTACTGGGAGTAAGAAAAGAAATAGCAGCTTGAACTTTTTGCTGAAGAACTTCAGGAGTATGCTCAATCCATCCATCTACTTTAGTAAGAGCATTATGAATAGTGTCACCTACACCACCGCTCCAGCAAGGTGTAGTATTACTATTTCTAAGACAGAATTGATGTTCAATCAATTTAATCATATAGGCATTAAAAGACAAACCATCTTCTTCTGCGTATATACGCTGTTGTTTGCTATACTCATTATTAGTGTGATTGTCATACGTCTGTATATAAGACAATACTAATGTAAGCAGTTCTTGAATTGTATTGGTGCCTCCTTGCGGCGGGACTTGAACGGTTTCACCACTCATGTCTTCCATAAAGAAATTCCAACTAGATACTTTGTTATGATCTTTAACGCGCATTTTTTCAGTTAACTGAGATTGATAAGATAAATAATACTAAGTGATATAATGTATATGTCAAAGCAAGAAATTGCCCGGTAAGATTTTACTCCTACCGGGCTGTTGCGGCTCTCCCAAGCCACCACTTTATTTCAATCGCTATCCCTTAACAGCAATCCGAACTCCGCCGGTTGTATTGTTAATGCAACTCAAAGAAGGACGGTCTGCAACATCCTTCCTTTGTTGCTAGTAGCAACAAACAGGATAAGGGGTTACATTGATATAATGTAAATTGAACTACTGAGCCATAATTATTACTTTTTTATAGTGAACAAAAAACAATTATTTTTTTATTTTTAGAAAAATGTTTTGTTTTTGCCCGGTGGGAATGATGACTTTTTGAAGATTAGGAATTATTTAGGGGATTAGGAAATAATCAGTTAACTGAAAAAATAATCTGCTGATTAGGAGTGTGTGAGATAGTTGGAAAAAAAGTTCTACTAATTAGAAGGGTGTTTCTCCAAACCCCGGCAAGTTTGTCCCTTTGACTTTTTATTAGTTATAGGCAAAGGCACTAGCCGTAAGGTATCCATATTTCAAATAACAAATTAGTAGGTAAGTATATGTATGTAATAACTATTTTTTGGGATTACTTATTTATTTGTAACAAATTATTTATGGGTTAAGAGGTAAGTGCGCCCACAGTTATTGTCAGCCATACATTGCCATCATATAGCTATCCCTCACTCTCTTATGTATACGTATCAATACATACGTTCTACCTTATCCTATGATATACTCTCTCATATACTTATACGGTATAACGCTATATCTCTTCGCTCTATGTATACATTATATACTTGTATGCATTGTGTGGTATATGCTATTACGGTCATACGTATACATATATCTATCTGTCTTATTCTATATACTTGTTTCATAAGTATATTCTCATTTAACTGAATAGATGTAATAGCCTATCTGTATGTCTTTTCAGTAAGGTATATGATTATGGTCAGCTACTCTCGTTTTATAGCTTTATTCATCGGGGGAATGTAGGTATATAATGTGATATAAGCTATATTGTCTTATATCGTATTCTCATTTAACTGAGAATATGGGGAAGGATCCTTGCCACCAATGCCGGCCGATTTTATGTCAGGATAGCTACTAGCATGCCAATCTGCTTTTTCTTTAGCTGGCAAGGGGGAGCATATAACGTGCCATCACGGTCACGCTTCCCATACGTGGACGCGGCTTGTGATAGGATACTTTTCACGCTTGGCACGCTATCTGCCTACAAATCCTCACTTAAATAACACTTCTAAAAAGATGTTATTTTGATACGAATCCATCAACTTTTGATACTATTCCGGCAATCTGGGGCTTGTGCGCTTGACAAGGGAGGGGAAGGGTTTATAAGGGGGGACCGTTTGGCACGCCCAAGCGGTTCGAGTGAATCAATTCACTTTAAATAGTTCTGCTGAATTTTTTCAGTCAAACATCTTCAAATGCAGATAAGGGGAAGGGCAACCACGCTTTCCCCATCGGTCATTCAGTGACCTAGTCGGCAAGCGGTGAAACCGCCCCGATGCTCTATTCCTTGTGGGACGCATTGCCTTGCCATTGTATGGTTAAGACAGTGCCAAATAGAGCGCAGCGCTGCATTTGTCCGCTCTTTCTCATATCCCATCACTATCGTTTCAATTCCGCCCTTTACGGTCATGCGGCAGTCTCCCACAACGGGGGACGGTATGACTGAAAGGGACGGAATAAAAACATGAAAAAATACACCATTGAACAAATTAAGGAAATTAATCTGGCCTTGGAGCTGACTGACGGTGGATTCAAAAAAGCGAGCGCTTCCCGTATGATGAAAGGTGAAAGCCTAGACTCATTCAGGAAGCGGTTCAACAGTGCTGACAAGCTTGTAAAGATGCATTCACCGGATGCAAAGACTGACAGCGCTAAACTCCGCGTCCGCTTGTCTCTTACTAAAAATACTGGTCACCGTATGGTGGAGACGTGTGACATTAAGCCGGGCACCCTCTTTCATGCGGCGAAAGAGCATGAAAGGGATGAGAAGAACAAGGCATTCTGGCACTGTCTAGCTGAAAATGCAGTCAGTGAAACGTCAAACTTGACAGGTGAGGAGTTTATCAAACTTGCCAAGCATAATAGCAAAATTCCCGCTGAATACGCTACAGCGAACGATGCTGGAAAGATGGTCTATACTAAAGACTCATGCGCCTTGTGGTTGAAAGAGCGTGATGCGGAAATTCTCCGCATTGCCCTTTCCCCTACGGTCACAAGTGAAAAGCCCGTGGTTCCTGATAAACCGATGACTAGCGCACAAATGGAAAAAGCCTCCCTTGTGGCGGAAGCAATCAAAGCCTTGTATCTTGAAAAAGAGCATGAAAATAACGCTCTTGCCCTTGTCACCCTTGGATCATTCAAGGGAAAGACGGTGGACAAAGCTGCATTTGATATTGCATTAAAAGCAGAAGAAAAAGCAGCCGCTTGAAACGTCCCCCTTGTCCTATTCAATTAGGACAAGGGCGGAATTGAGACGATAGTGATGGATAAGAGAATAAGACAACATAATTACATAGGATTTAAATTAAGTTATAGCGTGAATATAATTCATATGTGACGATTTAAGATATAGCGTATTGTTATATACTTAAACATCTATAATATCTATATTTTCAGTTTACTGAGAATATAGGCTAGCTTTTTTATACTATCATTTCGGTCACGTTCACACCTGATCTTACTGAATAACGCATGTGCGTTTATATGGCTATTGTATAGCTTACTGGTTATGATGGTGTATCTATTTTGTAAGGCTTTGTTGTATATATATCACTTAGGGATATGAATGTCCCCACAAGTTTTTTCTTATTATATTTATTAATTACACATAATATGGTAACAGGTATAGCCTGACCAGTAAGGAATTAGGGATATTGTGTAATCTACATAGGGCGAGGGAACGCAACCTGCTATGTATCCTCCTATCATACCTTTACAAGTATGCTTACGATATTGGACAGTAGGCTTATGCTTACTGAGTAAGAAGGACGCGCGAAATTTATACGAGACATACAAGCATTCTCAGTTAACTGAAAAGTTTAGAGAATGCTTGTGTGTTGTATAGAGGACATAATAGTTATGTCTTCTTACCAACACACATATATGAATACACCTATCAAGTCCATGTCTTACTTCCCTGGCGATTTCCTCACAGGAGAAAACCCTACACAAGGGAAATGGAGTGAAGGAATCTTCACAGATACCAACGGCGATACGTGGAAGCTTGCCGTGGAGCCTGACAAAATCAACTGGAGTAATGGCTCACCTGTCGATGGCAGTGGAGAATGGCCATTGATTCCTAATAACTAACTTTTTGCGTGGCCATTTCGGTCACGCTCTACACCAACGCTTACCAACACACATGGCTACAATAGTATTGTTTGAGAACATAGAAATGTGTTCTCGTCTCGCCTTACTGGCAATTGGAGGATGTTTCTTACTTAAATACCTATGAATATTATTGAATCATACAAACTCATCAAACAAGCTGAATCGCATATGCGTAAGCTTGTTACTGATTCACACACAGTTATCGAGCTTATTGATGCTGGCCTGACAACTGAGGCTGTATTTAAACATAGAGCAGAAGTTGGTAGTATAATGTCTTTCAAGGAAGCTAAAGAATACGTTGATAGTATTTCTATTGATAGGCTTCTTTGCATTAATAAACCTCTGTGATTTCGGTCACGCCTCATAACAAAGCTTACTATTACTATGAATTGTATCTGTGATAATCCTGTCGAGCCAGAACGCCTAGAATTTGGCCTTACTGTGTGTAAGGCTTGCGCCCATTCTGGCGTTGCCCAGCCTGATATCATGAAAGGCTATCAGATGTATGGTCATAAAACGGGCGACGAAATTTGTATTGTCACAAAAGATGCCTTTGCAGATATGCGTAGGCTTAATCCCTACGGCAAATACACCGGGCGCGGTTCCGGTGTTCATGTAGTCTCCAAGGCTACCGCACATATATAATCTCAGTTAACTGATATTTCAATCACAACCTATAATAAACTTTAACTAAAAATAAAAATGACTATCAAACAAATGATTGAAAAGCTTGAAAAGCTTTCTAAAGAATGTAAAGATGGATTAAATACTAAAGTCCATCTTCATGTAGATGATAGCTGCAACACAGATGTTATCTCTATTGAGAAATACGAACTTAGTGGCGGGCTTTCTCCCGTTGTTATTATCTACAACAATGTATAACTATGTATGAATGCAGTTTTTAGTTAACTAATTTCGGTCACGCTACAAGCAAGCTTAGCAAGCTTGTGTTGTATAGGGCACACTGCTATGTTGGCTTGTGTGTCCTAATCAACAATAAAATATAATACAATACAATGGATACTATCAAGACTTATAAAATGGACAAAATTAAAAAGCTTTTGTCATACGCTAGTCTTAACAGCTTGACTCACGATTTTCCTAATACAATATTTAATCACAATGGTTCTACAGGTCTTGCTAGAATGCAGTCATGCATTGGATTCTTGATGGGTATCTATACCCATAGCCCGGAATTGGCAGAGCGTATGGCAACTAGCTTGTTCTATGCATTTTATACAGGATGCAATCCAAGCTTCCAAACTATGCCTTTTGTGTATAGCAATGGACAAGAGGGTAGTGAACAGGTGCATACTCACAAGTTAGTCGTTCATGACGACGGCACATTCCTTGGCTTTAGCGTTATGAATTACTATCTTAAAGCTAACCAAGATCATCACGATGATAATGATGTTATGCTGCCCGGCACATCTAGTGAGTATAGCAGGAAGTATAGATATATTTATGGTGGTAATGGTGGTATCTTATTCCACGGGTTCGCGGAAGTTTATGCTGTCACTCTTTATAAAGGCATTGGCTGGCAAATGCATACCTAATTTCGGTCACGCACAAAACAAACAAAACAAACATATGATAACTGAACTTACTTCTTCTCAGGCTCGTGATATAATAATGCAAGACAAGAATTCTGACTGGTCTTACAATGCAGCAAAAGCGCTAGTAGAATACTTGGAATGCAAGGAAGCGGATGATGGTGATCCAATTGTATTAAATATGGCAGAAATAAATGGTCAGTATATGGAATATTCTAGCCTTATGCAATGGGCAGAGGAATACTATCGTAACAATAATCTCGCTAGTGAATTTGAGTGGGAGGAAGATACTGACGATGACGATAAGGATGAAGATATCAGGAATGATATTATGGAAAAAGGAACTCTTATAGAGTTTGATGATGGTATTATTGTAGAGGCATTTGGTTGCTGACATTTCGGTCACGCTGCCATAGCAAAGCTTACTGCCCCGCTCAGTTAACTGAGAACTGAGCGGGGTATTGTATTGTATAGAGTTATGCATAGTGCATGATTCTTACCAACACAAATAACATGACATATTCCGCTATTAATACGATGTTTGAAGCCGTGAAATCTGTAGCTAGTGCAGGTTGTGAGGTTACTTACGAGCTTGGTAACCATCAAGACCTTATCAATAAAGATAAGGAGGCACGTAGTGTATTCCATCAGATGTTTCAAAATAGTGTAGACCTTGATGAGGAAGGTTGCCTTACTTACGAACAACAGAAAAAGCTTAGGGATGTTTATTCCTATATATTGCCGGGAGTTTCTAGGTATGCACGCAATATTATTGAGGAAGCTGTAGAAGATTCCATTAACAAGGCTCAACGTATCAAGGAAGCAAGGCAGGCAAGTAATAACAGTCAGAAAGCTTACGACGAGATTCACAAGCTTAATGAGACTATCATTGGGCTTGATAAAAGGATTGCTGCTATGTGTGAGTTTGAAGCAAATCAATTTAATGTTATCAGTGATCTTAGAGGGCGTATTGAAAATCAAATTGCTATGATTGATGGTAAAGATGCTGAAATCAAGCTGCTTCAGAAACAGTTGTTTGGTGATATTATTGGAGAGGAAGACATTAAAATCTAACTCATTTCGGTCACGCTAAAAAGAGGTTCTCAGTTATTCAATTAACTGAGAACCTCTTCTTGTATTGACTAGAGCATAGAATAAGCTATGTTCTTACACAATACACAATGCATGAACAGACTTACAGTTAGTGGTTATAAAATCAAAAGCACTAGGGTAATCCTTGAAGCTTATCTTAAGATATTAGAAGAACAACGACCTTGCTGCACTAGCATTGCAAGGATGGTATTATGGGATGATGCTGAATTAATGGCACCTTACACAAGGGCGCAGTTTAGTATGATGATTCATAATATGCTCAGAAGGTTGCACGTTACGTATATGCATCAGAATAGTTATGATCCTTTACATGTTGTATCTCAAAGGATTGGTATGATGACGCTTAACGATCATATACAGTTTGTTAAGGATGCTATTAAGCTTCCTGCAATGCTTTGTGATGATAGAACAATTAATCCATGAAAACATATCAATATAGGTATCAGGAAGGGGATGTAACTGTCAAGGGGGTCATCAAGGCCGCCGATTCTGAGACAGCTATCAGAAAGCTTAAGAACTCCTTTGATAAGTATTATCCCGGTGACTTTCAGTTAACTGAGATTGGTAACAAGTGTAAGAATTGCAACTGTAACCTAGTCTTAGTATGGCTTATCTCTTATGTGATTGCTATCTTTATGCTTATGTATATCAACTACATCATTACATGAGAGTTCCTAATAAGCAATGGGAGTTTGATAAGAAGATATACAGAATGAAATCATCAGCAATAAAGGCCGCAACCATTTCGGTCACGGCCTCAAAGCTCAACATGGGAGACTATGTTACTGAAACAACATCAATGGACTACGATGAAGAAACCAGAGATGTTATAAAACAAACCAACAACGAGTATTGGATCAGTGATCGTATACTCATAACTAAATAATATGGATATATCTAATACAAAGAAAGAAGTTCTTTTAGCTAGAATAAAAGAATTAGAGATTGAGCTTTTAAAAGCCGACAATATAATCTACGAGCAACAAATGCGTCTTGATTGCGCTCATGAACAACTTAGGGATCTTGATACTAACCCTGAATTTAAATACCTAGAAGATTAATTATATGACAAACAAACAACTGCTTAACACATTCCTTAGTCAAGAAACACTGCGTAATAACAACTCAACAAAGTCTCTATCCTTCTTTGGCCGGACCTTGTATTCTTACAACACTCTTATTGCCAGTATTGACCCAGAAGTAAAACAAATCAAAGTTAATACTGAGAAGTATTCACCAACAACATCAAAGCAAGTAAACTTGTTAATGAGGTTAGCTAGAGAACACGGCTATACTATATTTCAATAACTTGTTGTTGGTTAGCACCGGGATCAAACTGCATAAGGATAGCAATGTTCTGCTTAGATGCATTAGCATCGCTTTCTGCATCAATCTTGTATACATCCTTTGCTAACTTATGAACCTTAGCCGCGTTATCTACATGATAACTAAGCAAAGGCCCGGCATCTTCCATGTTAGATAACTTCTTGCTCTCCTTCTCCAGCATTGTCTGGACTCCATTAACAACACTATCCATCCTACCTAAATGAACCATACCCTTCCTGCGACGTTCTTTCTCAAATGTCTGGACGTATTCCTCAGTTAACTGAACACTGTCTGCTCTATTTACTTTCCTGCCTTTGTTTACTGATGACCTAATAAGATATAACTTCCTGTTATGCAATGCATCTTTAAACTTAGTAAGGCTATTGTAATTTGATCTCTCACCAAACAATCTATATAGCTCAGTGTCTGTGCATTTATGATTCTCAATCACAAATGAACATATCTCCGGCCATAAAGAATCAATATTGTCCTTCTCTTTATCTTTTTTAACCAATGCCTCTGGCTTTTTAATTACAACTTTCATGATAACTTACAAAGTAGGTGACTACGTGCAAACAATACCATGCGGGGTATGTCTTGTCAAGGCTCGTAAGCGAGACATAGAAACTCAAAGCATTGTTTGCTATGTAGTAATAACAAAAGCAGGCAGTAAGTTCTATATGCCTATCAAGCTTATCAAAGATTTAGCCACCAAGAAACAAATAGCACATTACGGTGTCGCATAAAACAATTTGAGCGCCGGAGAGTTATAATCAATCCTGGTTTGACTGAAGAAACTCCGGCGCTCACAACTAACCAACACAATGAATACACCAACAAACGAATTGATGATCCCTGAACAAGTAATGGAAATGGAAATCCTTACAAGTCAGGAAGGAAATGAGGCTATCAAGAAGTTCCCCAAGAAAGGAAGCGTGCAGCTTACTCCAACCGATAAGCTTAATGTTATTAACATTAGCATTAATGATACTATCAAACAAATTAAAGAACTTAACATCACTCTTAAAGAACTAAAACGTAAACAAGCAAAGCTTACTAAAGCACTCAAAGCAATTGACGACCTCTAATATATGAAAGCTACATTCCTAATCGCTCTGCCCCGTTGTGGATCACTCGCCCTGTCAGAATTGATGAATACAGACGTATGTCTAGCTCATCATGAAGGTAATGACTTTAACAATGTTGGTTATGGAGACCAGCTAAAGTTTGAGAATACCTACGCTTACAAAGTATTCAGGAAGGCGGAAGAAGAAGGTAAGAATTACTTCTGCTGTGATACGTCGTTAGGTATTGATCTATTCAAAAGCTTTACAATATATCTTTCTGAAAACCAATTGGCTAAAACAATTAAAGCTCAGGCATTCTTTATAAGAATTGCTCCGAGCTTTGTTGTTAAGTCAATTGGCAGGAATAACATTGATGGATTCAATAAAGATACAATGATGTATACAATGCTTGCTATTGAAGATGAAGTCCTTAATTGTGCAGAGATGTTATATCATTGTGGCTGGTTTGAAACCAAGCAAGCTGTTATCATTGAGAAGACTCAAGAAAGTGAGGATGGAACTAGCTTAAGGTTTACAGCAACTCAGTTAACTGAGATTGCAGTATTCACCGGGGCTGCTGACATCTTAACTGAGCATAGCCTTGATATAATCAATCAACTTGAAGACATTATAAAAAAGGCTAAAGAACCTATCTCAATGACTTCAGAACAACTACAACGTAACATCAATGAAGTAGAGGTTGTATTTAAGAAAAGAATGGAGTTTGCTAAGGAGTCTAATAATTAGTTAACTTCTTCCTTACTGATAGGGGCTGCGCCCCTCGCTTCGCTCACCCCCTGTCATTATACAATGTATTGCTTTTCTGGTTGCTCTGGAAAGCTCGATTGATAGACCGGGGTAGCAGGGTCAGGGCAGGACGGTCCCCCTATAAGTTAGGGAGCCGTCCTGCCTAGTTCTTATCGCTCGTTTGATGAGCCGTGATAGAGAGCCGAGGTTGCCGCGTTGTAACTAGCCAAAGGAAATGGAACAACTTATATGCGGAAGTAATAAAGGCGATACGGTTAAACTCAAATTTAAGATCGCTGCAACTGATGTTGCTATTACTCGTAGCCCTGGTCAAGCATCGCTTGCCAGCGTTTATTTAGAATCACTGGACCGAAAGTTGTGATTCACCGTTTGATAACAACCCACTTACTCTGATTTGTAAAACACATTGAACCTTATCGGCCCGCGCCATCATCAGAATATTAACCTTAAGAGGGTAAAGGCCAGCAAAAAGTTCAGTTAAATGAGATTAAACTGCTAGGAAGTCCCTCTTACGAACCAGCCTGCTATCGCTTAATCTCATTTAACTGAACTCTCAACACTTAGATATTAACATACAATATATGTTAGGACAAGTTATAATTTCCATAATCTCCTACCAAATAAACCAACATCATTCATTACTTTACATCATGATACAACTACCCTATACCTCATTTCAAGCAAGCTAACACTGTTCTAAGCCATCCTGATACCATTCTGGTATGACCACAGCCAAGCATCTAAAAAGATGTTATATGGGTCAATGGTAATTATAGATTCTTCTAGTAATTATATCCTAACATAAACTACAATGACTAAATCACAAATCATAATCAAAAAGATAACAGACTTCCTCAATCATCAGTTAACTGAGAAAAAATACTGTGTTGGTTATCAAATAACCAAGCAAGAACAAGGATACAAGCTTAATGTATCAATAACAAACAACAGAGGAAGTGAGAACACTAGACTAACCATCTATGCAGACAATCCATCTGGATGTATGGATGAACTTACCTATCTATGTAAGACTTATTATTACATTGACTTTACATTTCCTATCATGCATCGTGAATCACTTGCTCCTATTACAAACCAATCTGGCAAATACGCAATCTCTGGTCAATACATCTGCAAATCCCTATGATCAACACATACTCCCCATGCAATGACTTCCACATTGCTTCTATCCTTTCCGCTGGTGATGAATTTATTGGCAAAAGAAATGTAAAGGTAATGACTGTTGCCGGTAAGATGTATAAGATTGTTGAGTGTAAGTATAAATTGTCTTACGCTCCAGTTTATATGGCTTACTCTAATTGTTACTCATTACGGTGTCACACAAAATCGCTCAATGAATCGCTGGACAAAGAAGATTTCCACGCCTTAAATGAATACATCTACATCAACGCACAAACATTACATCTATACAAATTCAAAGATCATCACATCAGGTTCTTTGTTAACCAACAGCTTAACAAACCAAAAGTTAAATCACTAGAAGAGAGAATCTCAGTTAAATGAAAAAGAAAAAAGGTAAATCAAATAAACAAATACAAGATGAAATCAAATCTGCTGACAAGGCAGCTAAGATTGCAGAAGACAGATCAGTTCGTAACTTTAAACCAGCAAGCTTCTGGAAATGAAAAAAAGATCTAAAGGAAATACTAAACGTCAATACCTTGCAGGCACCCGTAGGATACCTGAAGGTCAAAAAGGATGGCTAGAAAAACAAGCCGAATCAAATCTTAACGCTCAAGAAAGAAGAGCTAAAGATGCTGAAAATCCAATCAAAATATCTGAATTTAAACCAGCAGACTTCTGGAAATAACATTATGGCATTCAAGACCCAACAAGAAACTAAACAATCAAACAAAATGGAACTATCATCTTATCAAGCAGCTATCCTTAAGCGTGGAAGAATGCGTGAGGTCAGGAAAGGAAAAGGTAAGCGTGTCTCGCTAGTAGTAGATGCTCTTGCAGGAAGTGGTAAATCAACCACCTCACGCCTGCTTATTGAATCAGTGCTTAACAAGTTCAAAGGAGAATCTGTTATCAGCATTCAGTTTGCTAAAGCAATTCAGATGGCTATGGAAGCTAAGATTCTTGAGCTTGGCATCAAGAATACAACTGTCAAGACTGCTAGTGCCGCCGGGCTTATGGTTCTTAAGCTTAATGGCATCACTGCCAAAGGTCAGATTCAGGGAAGTAAATACTTCTTTATCTGTAAGGAGTTTATTGAGGAAGATAAGAATAACATCCTTGCAGTATTTCTTCCTAATGAGAGAGATAGAAAGCTTCCCTCCAAGGTCAAGGAAGTGTTGCGTAAGGCAACTTCTCAGTTAACTGACATTTGCAAGATGGCTATGTCTACACTTACTGACATTGATAACGAGCAAGCATTGCGTGACATGATGGATAAGTATGATGTAAACTGTGAGGACTATCTATGTAAGTTTGTAGGCAGAGCAATCAGGATAGGTATGTCCTCACTTAAGAAAGGTGTAATGGGATGGGACGATATGATCTATGGTCCTCTATATCATTCCTGTGACTTCCCACAGTATGACTGGGTTCTTGTTGACGAGGCTCAAGACTTGAACGAAGCACAGTTACAACTTGTTATGAAGTTTGGCAAAGTCTTCTATGGTTTCGGTGACAAGAATCAAGCTATCATGGGCTGGGCTGGCGCTCTATCAGATGGTATGCAACGCTTCAAAAAGTTAGCTAACGCGGCAAGCTTACCTCTTACTATTTGCTATCGTTGTGACCACAACATCCTTGAGCTTGCTCGTTACATCGTTCCATCTATCGAGGATAGGCCAGGATGCGGAGAAGGTATTGTAGGAGTTGTTCAGAAGCATGAGATTCAATCTCTAGTCAAACCCGGTGACTTTATCCTATGTCGCATTACTGCTCCGCTTGTATCTATGTGTATCTCTCTTATCAAAGGTAACATCCCTGCCAAGGTCAAGGGCCGCGACATTGGTAAGAAGCTTAATGACATCTATGAATCTATTGTCAAAAGCAACCCAGAGATTATGTCTATTGACCACTTCATCGGTGCCTATGGCGAACACTGTCAGGAAGAAATGACACGAGCAATCATCAAGAAGCTTCCTTCCAGTAAGATTGCTGCTATCCAAGACGATCAAGATTGTATGTCTGCTATCGCTTCCTTTATTAGCCGTGAGGCTTTGGAGAAAAAGATTACGGTCTCACACTCTGCGCTTGCTGTAAGAATCAAAGATATGTTTGAGGAAGAACCCGGCAAGCAGTTTGTTACTCTATCAACTGTTCATCGTAGCAAAGGTCTGGAAGCTCCACGGGTATTCATCATTGACTTCGAAAAGATGCCTTTTGAGTTTCCTGGGACTACGCTTAGTCCTGAGCAATACCAACAAGAAAAGAATCTTATCTATGTTGCTATCACACGCGCAGAACACGAATTGTATTTCCAAGGCAAGGAATATAATGACATCGAGGAGATTCATGCAAAGCTTAAATCCTTTACAGATTCAGATAGTTGTGCTAAAGTTGATGACACTTACGCAGAACAACAATAACTCAGTTAACTGAAAATGAACCTATCCCAAATCATTGATGAAGTCTTTGGCAAAGTATATAAACAGTGCGCTAAACCCGTTAACCTTAACGAGATTGATTGCTATTCTGATCTATCCTACAGGCAGACGGGATGCTCTGGGATGGATTGGATATTAGCAAATCACTCTGCTAACGGTGGACTACCTAAAGGACGTATCATTGAGATATACGGACCAGAAGGTAGTGGCAAGACAACACTAGCAATGGTAATGGCTGCCAATGTTCAGAGATACAAAGATAGGAATGTAGCTCTTATCATTGACTTTGAAAACAAGCTTAACATTCCTTACGCAATAAGCTTAGGATTAAATCCTGATAGAACATCAATGCTCCAACCATCCGGTAAAAATGCCGGTGAGTCTGGTCTTGAGCTTATGATCCGCGCAGCAGACGCTGATGATGTTGGAATCATTATCATTGATAGCGTGTCTGCTGTTGTTTCAAAAGAAGAACTGGAAGGTGAACTTACTGACGCTGCAATGTGTGCCAGCGCAAGACTATGGTCTAAGGCTATTAAGAAACTAAATGATAACATCAAATCAAATTCACCAACAGTTGTCCTCATCAATCAGTTACGGGACAATGTTGGTGCAACATGGGGAAGCACAGAGAAAACTGCTGGAGCAAGAGCTATCAAATTCGCGTGTGCTGCGCGAGTTGATATTAGAGCAAAGGAAAAGATCGAAGACAAGACAGACAATATCATTGGTCAAACAGTAAGGCTTAAAGCTGTTAAGAATCAGGTAGGTAGACCCTTTCAGGAAACGATGATTGATGTTTACTTTGGTGAAGGCTATGACAATGTTAAGTGGTTGATAGATCAAGCTGATGAGCTTGGTTTGTTTAAGACTGCTGCCGCCAATAAGAAAGAGAACCTTAAGTCAGGATGGTTTGTTCAAACTCTTGAAGGTGAGCAAAGGATGACAAGGGTTCAGTTAACTGAGAATCTTGAGTCAAAGAAAAACTTTAAACATCTATATCAGCAATGCATCGACAAGACGACGGCAAACCTAGAAGCGGCCTCCGCCGCACGGAGATCAAAAACAAAGGCCAAGGACTTAAGCGAACAGCAATCAAACGAGGAGGAAGCAGCCTTTTAAGAAAGAAGATAAACCCCGTCTCAACTAAAGAAAAAGAAAGACAAACTATATATGGAGCTAAACTTAGAGAAGATAAAAAAAAAGAGCAGTCATGTAAGCGTTGCAAAATTCAACAGAATCTGCAAAGACATCATCCAAATGGGAGATCTGACATTCTTAATTACTTCTACCTCTGTGCGGAATGCCACACGTGGGTCCACAGCAATCCAATCGAAGCAAGGGAACAGAACTATCTAATATAACATCATGGAAGAAAACAAAGCAATAGCAAAGCTTATTTTTGATCTAGCTAACAAGCTTGATGCTGATCCAGAAGACATTATGGATTTTCTTACAACAAAAGGTATTTTTGATAGCAGGAAACAAAGTAAGGATGTTGGCAATCATCTTGATGAATTAACCTACACTGATAAATACGGAATTTAATCACATGAATACAACAGGAAGAGATTACAAACGTGAGGCTGAGACTGAGTCTGATGAGCGTAAGCGTAATCGGGCAGCAAGGAATAGAGCTAGGCGTAAGATTAGAAAGCAGTTAACTGAGAAACATGGTGCTGCTGTTGCTGACAAGATGATGAACGGCAAGGATGTTGACCACAAGAAACCATTGTCACAAGGCGGATCAGCAACAGGTTCAAATAACCTTAGGTTGCGCGATCCTGGCGAGAACCGTTCAGACAAGGGAACGATCTTTAAAGGAAAAAAGACAACTCGCCCTAAAAACCCAATGAGGGATTGATACTAACTTATAGTAATTATATTTACTTTTTATTTGCAATCTCAGTTAACTGAGGTAAACTTAAAAAGTAACACAAATGAGATCAAAACCTACCTATCTCAATTAATATAGCGCCCCGACCAGTGATGGATTGGGGCGCAATTGTTTACTGAAACAACCTAAACATATGAACATCCAGAAATACAAGTGCAAGCCAGTTGAAGTTCAAGCCGTTGAAGTAACGGAAGAAAACATGAATGACCTTCAAGAGTATACTGATGAAATCGCCCTTGATGTAGGAGACTGGATTGTTAAACTGAATACTGATAAGCACTGGGAGGTGTATGATGCTGAAGGGTTTCATTTTATGTTTGAACCAATTTGATGTATAATTACATCCCAACCAAACCCAACCAAATACTACAATGGCACTCCAAGAAAACAAAGTTAAGAAGACCCCAGAAGAAATCAAGAAAGCCCGCGCCCTTAAGATTAAGGAACACGCCAAGGCAATGCTTCCTTCTTTACTGAACGCAGGTTACCAGAACATTGTCCCTGCTCTTCGTTCGGCATCTAATGAAGACCAAGTAATTATTAAGCGGGGCCTTTGCTCTGCTGCATCAAGCCTATCTATCCTTGCTGCTGCTGAGTTTGAAGAAGCTTGGAGCAAAGAAAAAGGAAAGTTCTTAGCTGACGAATAGTCAGTTAACTGAGAATACAATTCATATCCAACAATATGATTTACGTAGAAGACGACACAATACCACCACCTCTATACGATGCTCTTGTTGATTCAGACAAGGAGTATGGAGACGAAGTTAAACAGTTCCTGACAGGTAAGAAGTATGACATGGCTATTTCGGTCACGTCACTAAATACACCAATTCAGAAACAAATCCTTACATCAAGGCATTACAAAGAAATTTACGTTGACCCACTAAAAGATTGCTGGCACAGCATGATGGGCAGTGTTGTTCATTGGGTTCTTGAGAAATACGCAGCTAAGTCTCCACGTTACTTTACTGAGTTCCGTGAAGAAGTTATGCTTAACATTGACGGCAAGCAAGTTTGTGTTCATGGTAAGTTCGACTTGTATGATCGTGAGACATTCTTTCTACAAGACTGGAAGCTGACTAACGCTTCTAACATGATCTATCCAAAGACTCACTTTGAATTGCAGCTTAATGTTCTCAAGTATATCCTTGAGTCAAAGGGATACAAGGTTAGAGGTCTTCAAGATATTTACCTGTTCCCTCACTTGGATAAAACTAAGTTCAACAACCCAGAGTATCCAAGGATTCATGCCAAGACAGTTGATGTGCCAATTATGCCCAGGAAGGAGATTGAGGATTACATCAAGAGCCGTGTAAAATCTCAGTTAACTGAGAGGGATAAACCAGACAGACTCCTTACTCCCTGCACTGATGAAGAGCGGTGGGTAAGGGGTTCTTTCTTTGCTGGATATGAGAGGAAGAAAGGCGGTAAGAAAGGAGAAGTTCAAGACTTCTCCAGCCGCGCCTCAGTAAAAGGAGATAATGCAGACGAACTTATTGCTTATCGTGATAGCAAAGGATTGGCAGAGCATGACTTCTGGATTAAAGAATACAAAGGTGAGGCTAAGGGTTGCAACTTCTGCAAAGGCGCTTCGTTCTGCCATCAACGCCAGCATGAATTAATCGAACAAGACAAACTACAAAACCAACAACAATAACATGGACATTAAAGAAATCAAAGAACTGGAGACTGACGGCTTTCCTATTGGCTCTATTACCCGCAGCACAATTACTAGCATTAAGCCAGTAGTTGAAACGGATGGAGGATGCTATCAAATTATTATGATTGCTCAAGGAGAGGATGAACTCAAGCTTCGCCTCAAGTGCGACAATCATTTCCTTGATCTTAATGAAGATGAAGGTAAGGAGATTGAGTTTATGGCAGGCAAGCCAGTCAATGGTAAGCCAGTAGGTATCATCTTCCGTAACACAGGAGGTAAGGTTGTTGTTAACATTACTGAGAAGTGTGTAATGAAATTGATTGAGCCTATCACTGTAACTGAAGGAAGCTTTGATCCTGAAGAAGAAGTTAATGTAACTCCCTGTGTTGTTGAGGAAGAACCTCCTCAGTTAACTGAGTTTACATCAGGACCAAGTGATGATTACTTCCTTAATCTCCTTGCTGAACGCTGGCATCTATACCAACTGACTCAGAGGTTCTTCTCTGACAAAGTTAATCTTCCTATCGAGTCTCTGTCTGCAATTACGACAGGCTTGATTATGGATAACGTCTACGCTAAGAAGCAAGTTCTTAACAAAGAACCTCACACTTCCAAGAAGAAGAAGTTTGATGAGATTGAGAAACCACACAATCCAAAGCGTGAAGAAAAGCAAGAAGAAGAACCAGCAAAGGAAAGTGCTGACCCAGTTAGTGATTGGATCAAGACTCAGAAGGGCAAAGGTCACTATGACCAAGTTGATTCCAAGGGTGCAAAGCTTGGTGTAATCATGCTTGATTCAAGCCGTCGTCGTCCTGCCTTGAGATGGTATTTCAAACTCAAGGCTAACGATAAAGCTGCTGGCACTAAGACGATTGATCTGTATAAAGCAATTGGTGCCTTCCTGCGTATTGCTCCTTCTTCAATCTCTACAGTAATTGTCTATGATGTTATTGCATGGGATTCTAATCCAGACTATGACGTTGACAAGATTGAAGATGTTCTTGAGCCTATCGCTGAGAAGTTTGAAGAAGCAAATGCACTGAAGCTTGCTGACCATTACTTCAAGGACGAAGAATAGTCAGTTAACTGAGAACCTGCCCCGGCTTGTGAAGATCATACTTGTAGAACATCCCAACAAACAAAGACACTTTGTTAAGGGTCAACTGCATGATGCCAAGCCGGGGCAAAAGTCTCATCGTATAGATGTTGACCTTGAGACAATCAAGCTGTCAAGGGATTTAGGAAAGCTGATTCAATTCTTTGCCCTTGAAGAAGAAGAAGTAAATGCTCTAATTAAGAGCGAGTTCGGTGAAGGTGTAGGATACCAGACTACAAGGATATTCCTAGACCGGACCTACGGACCAGGGTTTAGGCTTAGAACCAAGACAAAAGACAAATACCTTTACCTTTTAAATTTTCTGAAGAAACTGAAGAAACAATTTGCAAACCCGCAGAAGTAAGCGAGTATGCACTACGCCAATGATGGCAAACCAAACAAACCCAACCAACAGAACAAACAAAATGAGCACAGAAACAACTAAAATCGCCCCCATCAATCCCAACTCTAAACTGTATGTTGATGGTGTGGAATCCTCCGTCACCTTTGGTCTTTACAAGACCACCAAGGCTAAGGAAACCGGACTCAGCGAAGGAGTCATTATGAAGATTGCCATGGCTGCCAAGTCAGGTGCTGAGTATGATACCTCTGAGTTTGAAGGAAGCAAAGCACAGAAGAAAGCTCTGACTGCTGCAATCACTGAGATCAAAGCTGACTTCAAGGCTCACGCCAAGAACAAGGTTATCGTGGACAAGAATGCTGCTGATGCAATCATTGCCAAGAAAGTGGAGCGTGAGTCAGAAGCTGCCGCCAAGGAAGAAGACAAGAAAGAATCCGCTGCACTGCTTGATGCTGGCCTTAGCGACAAGGCTCTGGTCAAAGCAACTTCTCAGTTAACTGAGTCTGCTGAAACCAGCATGAAGAAGGTTCTTGGTGAGAAGTTCATCATCAGCGAAGACGGCAGTGTTGCTGTTGCTGATGGCGAGAAACTGACCAAGGCTGACTTTGCAAATACCTTTGCTACACTGGTCAGTGTTGCTCATACCAGTGATACCATTGCTGATCGTTCTGCCAAGTATGAAGCTCAGGTTGCTTCCCTTGCCAAGGAATCCCTTGGTGCCACTTGGGTTAACCTGTTCAGCGCTGCTCCTGCTGATTTGTCCCGCATTCAGAAAGGTGTCAAAGCCTTTGAGACTTGCCAAGTGATCGGTAAGAAAGCCATCCGCTTGTTCAACAAGTTGCCTCTCAGCACTACCCGTGCCTTGCTTGAACTCAAGGTTACCACCAAGGAAGATCAAGGCGGTGACCAAGAAGCCGCTGACAAGAAGAACCTCGAAGCCAAGACTGAAGTTATCAATCTTGCTGTCGCCAAGCTCAAAGAGCTTGAAGAAGATGGCAAGACTCTGACTCAGACTGATGCCAAGAACCTCAAGGCTGACTACAAGAATAGCCTTGGCCTTAAGGGTAAGGTGAAGATGGGTTTCTTCTACATCTTCCTTATCGGGGATGCAATGCACGTATGTGGTTCCGAGAAACGAGATGAGAACCTGCTTGCCGCCGCAACTCTCTGCATCGACAGCAATGGTAACAAGAATACCCTGACCAAGGACAGCGTGGTGCTTGATCCTCTTAGCCCTCCTAGCGAAGAAATCCTCGCCAAGGTTGCTAAGATCAAAGCTGCAATGGATGCAGTTGCTGAAGCCGTCAAGCCTGCTGTCAAGGCTCCTGCCAAAGGCAAGGCCAAAGCTCCTTCCAAGGATGAACTGGAAGACGAAGATGAGGACGAAGAAGAAGAAGTAAAGCCAGCAGCTAAGGCAAAGCCAGCAGCTAAGAAAGTTCCTGCTTCAGTCGTTGACGAAGAAGAAGACGAGGAAGAAGAGGAAGAAGAAGATGATAGCGACGACGAAGATGAAGATGACGGCGACGAAGAATAGTATCTAGCCGCACAAAACTCGCCGGGGGAGGTCACATATCTCCCCCGGCTTTTTCTCAGTTAACTGAGACCACACCAACAAAACAACACAACTAAATAATACAATGGGATTCAAACAAAACCGAGGCGGGAACAAAGTATTCCTTAGCCCTTCACATGGCAAACTTGTTACTCGCTGCGAAGAGGGTGCAGAGAATGCTATCTCACGAGAGTTGACCAAGGGTAAGAACAAAGGTGACATTATCTGGGAGCAACACTTCCCAGGATACGAAGGTCACATTACCGCTGTGTTTGTAGACGAGAATGAAGAATGGGGCGACAAGCTTGTTATTGAGCTTGAAGACAAGTCAGCTAAGAAGAATGATCCATACAGGAATGTAACACTTACTGTATCTCTTGACTCTTCTTATGCTATGCGGTTTATCCGCCGTGTTCAGAACATTGACCTTGAGGATGCTGTTCTGTTTGACCCATACGAACTAAAGCATCAGTC